GCGACCACCGAGATCTACACTCTTTCCCTACACGACGCTCTTCCGATCTTGGGAACTTTTGCAGAAAGTAAAGAGTGAAGGGCTGACTCCTATGGTAGTCACTGGTTCGGGACAGCTTTCTTTGTTGGAACGTCTGGAACACAATTTTCCGGGAATGTTTCATAAAGAGCTAATGGTGACCGCTTTTGACGTGAAATATGGCAAACCTAATCCAGAACCTTATCTGATGGCATTAAGAAAAGGAGGGTTCAAAGCTGACGAAGCAATCGTTATCGAAAATGCCCCATTGGGCGTGGAAGCAGGACATAAAGCCGGAATTTTCACAATCGCGGTCAATACCGGTCCGTTGGACGGACAGGTGTTGCTGGATGCCGGAGCCGATCTGCTACTGCCATCCATGCAAGCACTAAGCGACCATTGGGATACGCTGTTTGAAAAGAACACCTAAAAGCTGAAAAGATAATTTATTTTTCAAAACGTCATATCCGTCAACTCCAAATGTGATAGTATTTTTGTCGTTTGCTCCATCTAATATCTTAATAGCAAAAGTTATTTCATAATCTAATTTAGAATCAACAACTACAAAATATTTATCAGGTATCTCTGCGTTTTCGTTCAAATTTCCTATTCCTATTTTTGAATCATTAAGAATATTAAAAGATAATACCTTTTTGCCATCATCGGTTTCTACAATAGAAGCCGTTGAACGTTCATTAGTTTTATTGATTAAAAAATTATCTAAATTCTGAAAATCTGAGGAATTTTCAGGAGTTTTGTTCAAGTAGTACGCTTGCGAAGTTCCACGATACATCGGAGACGATTGTCCCAAACACCACCCTACTCGGCTCAATGGCATATTCTCGTATAAAAGCTCATCTGTCGTCTTACTTCTCAGGAGCCTGATAAACTCTCCGTCAATCTGTAAAGTTTCTCCGTTAGGCATTAAATAACCTTTACGCTTGAATATCATTTCTGTTCCTCGCTGTCTTATCTGGTCATATAGATGTTGTGCAAGGTATTGAAGTTCTTCAAGAGTAATATTGGATTCATCGAAGTATATTCCATATTGTCTTACTTGTTCTCTCATCAAGTCAAAGTCCGTTCCGAAGTTTTCAAAACGTTTGAAGAAACGAATGAACAAACTGAAAAATCTTGCTACTGAGAAGAACAAGTCAATATAGTCTCTATCTTCATTCTCATCTGAATTGTCGGCTCTCGGAATATAAGCAGGAACAATCCCCCGATAATACAACTTTTTGAAAAGGTTTTCTTCCAAAGCCTTCATTTCAGGAGTGCCTATGATATTAGCAAAGATACTGGAACTGATAGTAGGAGCGACAAATTGTATTGCCTCTCGTGAGCCCATGAAATCAATGCTTTTGAACTCTATAACTCCCGTACTATCAGAACCAGTCCTTGTATATCTTAGTTGAATTGTTAAAGCACCATCAACAACGTATTCCGATAAAGAAAGATTTTCAGCGGTCAAAGGTTGCCAAGAGTTCCAAAAAACTCCATCAGGCGAAACTCGGAACTCCTTTTGTACTGTACGTGTAGAAGTTACACCTTCAAGAACGTCAGAAAAGTCCGTCAAATGAACTCTTCCAGTTATCTTGGGCATAACGTCTATCAACAAGACATCGCCAATTTCGTATAATATATTATCATTCATTATATATCAAGTTTTCTTGTTCCTTCTCATACTTGTCAGCGTTGTCGCCTTCGATATTGATAACCAACTCTCCATTGTCGTTAATTTCTCCAACGGTTGAACCGCTGTGAGATAGCATCAACTCTCCTTCCTTACCAGATGTATTATCAATAATCTTCTCCGTATCTAACACTTGAGACTTGTATATTGTAGGAGTGGTAGAGCCGTCCGCATTCAAATCGGAGAAGCAACTGATGAGAAATACTCCAGTGCCTTGTTCTACCTCCGTTATTGTCTTTACACTTACTTGAGTTCTCATATCACACAGTTGTTAATACAGATGCTTGGAACGAATAGTCAATTTCATTCGGATAATAAACCTCAGCCAATACTCCTCTGTTATCTTCTATGATATTACCATCTAAATCACGCATTACAAAACCCCTAACACGTGGAAGTCTGAATTTCGGTACGTTTATATCAGCGTGAGGATAAAAGTGCGTATCAGGCACGTATCGAACTCCATCTACGTTCTTCGCAGCATACAGTAAGTTTTCCCACTCAACTTTATCTCCATACTCCCAGAAACGATAGTCAAAAAGTTTTGACATCTGAATTTGGATTTCCCTTCGTACTTGGTCTTGGTCATACGCTGGGTCAATATCAACTCGGAACTCTATATCAACTGGAAGCCAATCAACGTTGTTTAATTTGAGAGCATAGTCGGTTGAAGTTCTTAAAAGCTCGGTCAATGACAGATACTCTTCTGAACGGCTCAATATCTCGTTGAACTCATCGTCTGTGAAGTCTTGTCCGTTTACAGATACTACAATCAAATTCAAACGTCCGTCTCCATCAATACCGCCTTTATGAAGCCTCAACACGTTGTTATTGATTTTCATAAAAACTTGCTCAAGATAAGATAGAGTTGTTCTTGCTAATTGATTGATACTGTCCTTAATTCTCTGACGGAACAAGTCGTCATCTTCCTCGTCTCTTCCTCCAGTCGCTCGGTATTCGTTAGTACAAGACAAATGTCCAGTCGGTATCGGATTGACTTTATTGATAGACAAAGGGTCAACGTTTGTATTCAAACCTTCTTGGTCGCATCGTACCTTCGCATAAGCATATCCGTTTACGCCAATCACGACATCTTCTTCCAATGAAAAAGTTATTCCCGAAGTACTGGTGAAGGTTTGAACGTCTTTCAAATAAGTCGTTCCTTCATCCCCCATAAGCCGTACATATGTAGAACTTGCTGCTGAACCAAATCTCGGAGCTACACCCCGAATAGCGGCAAGCTCATCCAAATAAACTCCATAAGCTGTATCAGGAAAGATATGACCTTCCACGATAGCTTGATTAACAAGACATTTTTGACCTACTTTTGCACAACCAAAGGCTATACCGTTCAAAACTGATTCAGCTCCAATATCGTTTATCTTATCCGTCTTGTTAAGGAGCACTTCCAAGAACATGAGCTTGAGCTCATTCACGGGTGTTATCTTTGTAATCATATTACTATTTTTTTCTCAGTTTTATAATCATACTTAGTCTTTATCTCAACCGTTACGGTCATACTTCCATTGTCATAAGCAAAGTCCGTTACAACGGCATATTCAAACAAATCATTCTGAAGGAAGTTGCTTTGAATATCGGCTACAAGTTGAGGATATGAAAACTGTTTGGTATTTACTCCTGTTATTAGTTTAGAGTTTTTACCAAACAACATATTCTCAGGAACGTCACCCCGATTAAGCTCCATCAATATATCGCATTTCTGTTCAATGTTAGCTTGAAACTCTACGATAAGCAAATCATTCGATTGGAATGTTATCTTTCTCGCAATATCCTTTCCATAAATACGTTTACCGATAGGCTGGTCAAGAATAGTCGTAACCACTATATCAACTTGGTTATTTACAAGAACGTTCAAAGGAGTGAGTTTATCAATTTCCCAATCTCCTTCGTTCATATCGTTACTCAACATCAAGTCAATCCAGTTGGTATTATCCTTATTAGTTTGCTTAACGGAGTTTGCTACATCCTCCATAGTTCTGTATCCTCCTACGGAAGAAGCAACTTGAATGAAGGGTTGATAACCTCTCTTCGTTACAGACGTTCTGCGGAACTTCGGAAGTTTATTGATTTTCTCAATAGTAGTATTCAAGTCATCAATATAATCCATAAGCTCCCAATATCCACAAGTAGCAAACTTATTAGCGAAGTTTTTGAACTGCGCCATAACGTCCTTACAGTCTGAAGTAAGCTCTTGTAAAAGAACAAGATGGGTGTTGTCTATGCCCTCCGTTTGTCCTGAAAAGTATCGGTTTATTTCAGGGTATGAGTTGAGCATAAATTCCCTATACTTAGACAAAAACTGTATAAGTGGATATTTTGTAACTCGTTCAAACTCTAATACTATTGTTTCCATTATATACCAATATTTAACGCTCCGAAGGTAGCACGTGAAACATCTTTCAAAATACCACCAATACCTTTTGCAATAGCTCCCGAAGCAACGGTTGTTAGAAACTTAGAATTTGATTCAGCTTGATTTCTTATAGCCGAAGCAGGAGCAACTGCTTTCATTTCCAAAGAGTAATACCAAAGCATATTATTCTCAACGCTTTGTGAGTATGAGTCTTGCATCACTTCAACAACATAGCTGGTATTAAGAGCGTAATTGCTAAACAACAATATACAAGGATTGCCTTGGTCATCTAATTTCGTGGAAGCCTCAACCATTCTTTGAAGCATCTTTGTAAGTCCATAACCAGTCTTTACCAATACATCGCTATCTAATACACTGAAACCTAAATTACCACCGAAGAAAGGAATTGTTGATACATTCTCCGTTTCTTTCATACCAAGTAATAATCGGAATTTTCTTCCAAACGTACCTTGAATTGAAATATCTCTCGGAACGAAGGTGCTATTGAATAGCGTTGAAACTCCCTTATTTGTTTTGGTAATTGTAGTGATTGAGGTCTTATTCTCCAATATGTTGTTAGGCATAACTACAAAGGTCATGAACCCTTTGGTATTTCCCGAACTGTCTAACAACTCCAAAGAACACATATAGTATTCAAAGTTGTCAGGGGCAAGAGTGTGAAGTGCTGCCTTACCAATAGTCACCAACGCTCCTCTTGCGTTTTCAACTACGCTATTGACAGTACTTCCTGCAATCCTACCAGCTTGATTCAAAAATGCCATAACTTATATATATTTTATCAACTTTATAACTGCTCACTATGATATTGTTCCAGTGCCTGGTCCACTTGTAGCTCCTGCCCCTGCGGAAGTCGTAACTGGTATGCCAGGTTGAACTGTTACAGTTGCTGTCTTTATCCAAACATCTACTCCTTCTGCTACTGCCGTGGCTATTGCATTGGCAAAGTCCTTCTTTACTGTAGCTGAATCTGATTTCTCGCTTATCGGAGCATTTAATGCTTCCAATATCTTATCGGTCAAAGTAACCTTCAATGTATTAGTATCCAATGCCATAATTATTCAAGATTAGAAATTTGACTTTTAATTGTATCTAACTTAGCTTGTATAGCAGCAAAGTCTTTTATATTAACAGGCACCGAAGTAACCCCCACTGGAGAAATAACCGTTATTTTCTGAACTGCCGCAAGGAACTCATTAAGAAGGTCTGCCAGTGTATTTCCTAACACCATCGGCTCTTTACCGCTATTATGGTTTATCTTCTTGCTAATGACGTCAACTTGTCCTTCCTTAGCAGTTACCTCGTTTTCAAATTCATCCTTGTATTTCAAGCCTACGCCAAGTTCATAAGATAGCGACATTTTGTCTTCTCCCTTCTCGGTAACTTTCAAAGTCGCTTTCTTGTTAGTAGTTACATTGACCGCTTTCTCTCCAATGATATTTATTTCGTTGTCGCAAGAAACGGTCAAAATTGAATCAGCGTTCTCGGAGCTTAACTTCACATCAATATTAGCAGGCTCCTCCTTGTCTCCCAATATAGTTATATCCAAAGCTGACGTTGAACCATCAATGAAAATCTCAACATTTCTTGTTTCCGTTCCTCTCTTCAATCGGAATTGATTTTCATTCAAAGAATAGTATTCACCTTGTTTCCTTAAAACGGCTACAATAACAGGAAGTTGAGACACGGCATCCTTAACCCACACTACTGGCGTTCCACGATTTTCTTCATCAGTCGGGAACTTGATATTTTGCATAACGTTTATATCAGCATGTACGCCACTGAAATATCCATATCCCTTCCCTCCGTTTATCGTTAGAGTGTTAGTGCGGTAGCAATCATTTATATATTGAACTCGGTCAACCTCCGAAGGTACGACAACGAAGCCTACACCAGCTGAACCGATACCAGTGTCCAAGTTTCTGATTCCAATTACTTCATCTTCCATATTACTTCTTTTCTTTTGTTACGGTTACAGTGACCTCCATGGCTCCTTGCATAGTTACACGATACTTATTGATATTCTCCCAATACAATTGTTGTTTAGACATAAAGAAGCCGAAGTTGTCCACGTTCACCTTCCATTTTGAAATATAGTCTTTCCAATTGTTTGCAGTTATCTTTTCAATATCAAAACCCTCTCCGAAGTCTATGACGTCAAAGTAGCTATATTTTTTATCACCAACAGTCTTTCCGTATATATAATTTGGATACATACCTTTGGAGACTTGAAGCGTTGTTACTCTTGATACTCCTTGGGTTGTTACGTCATAAGTATTTGTTACAGCGTCCACGTAGAATATCTCACCCGAAGTCGGAAGCATGATGACCGTTCCTCTTTTGATACGTCTATCTCCAACCAGTGTTATCGTTCCTCTTCTCGTGAAAGCATTGTAAGCATTACTCTCAACAATGAATTTGAAGTCTCTTACAGCGTTGCGAATAATACGGTCACCGTTCTGAGAGTTTTCCGATTTATCCGCATTAAACCTACCTGAGAAGGCAAAATTGAAATAGTTACTTTCAACGCACATCGGTCTGCTACCCCAAACAGCAGCGAACTCTGGGAAGAACACTGCAGGCATAAATAAGTTAGCTTCACGAATACCAAGCAGGTCGGCATACGGAACATATTGATACCATGAGTATATTCCTTGATTATTCCAAGTCAAATCAGTTGAAAGTATATCGGCTTCATCAAGAGTAATTAACGTCAAATCAATCATTCTCGTGAAGCTCTCTTTATCGAATGGCGGTTTGCGTACAATCCAATAATATTGATTACCAAACGTATCTCCCATAAATTCAACCAACGGCTCCTGACATACCTTTCGGAAGAAGTTTAACAATGAACCCTGCTGCGTTGAAATTCCCGAATCAAGAACTTGCTTATCAGCAACTGAACTATCAACAAGCAGTTTAGTTATTTGCCATACACCAGGTGCCAACCTTTCTTTTGCTATTGTATTTTGTCTCGGTTGTTTCTTTGGAACATACTCCGTAGCATCGGGAACTGTAATATCAGAATGAGCTGAATACTTGTAAGATGATTGAGTTTTCAAAGAAACATCATCAAAACTTAACCAAGTTGGGTCTCCATAGTTGAGTATCTTTCCAGTTTTTTGAGATTTCAAACGCTCCTTCGCTAAAAACCAATATTTTGGGTCAACGGCATTACCGCTTGAATTTCCTCCCTTTCGGACTTCCAAGTGTAAGTGTGGGCCAGTAGAATGTCCTGCGTTTGGCTGGTCTCCCTTCGCTCCTCCTGTAGTTCCAATTCTTTCTCCTTCGGCAACATCATATCCTACATATATATGACTATCAACGGAATGAAGGTGCATTAACAGAATATAGATATAAACACCCATTTCTACTTGATGCTGAATAGTAACGTACAATCCAGCTCCGTTCCTTTGAACTTGTTTGGTAATAATCTTACCAGACAACGGAGCTTTCAAAACCGTACCCACGGGAACTCCGAAGTCAATCCCATTATGGTTTTTGATTTTACCGTTCATATGCCTTTTACCAAAGTCGCTCGTTACCAGTAGCTCCGATTGACCTTCCAAAAAGCCTTTGTAAAAAGTTTTATATTTAGCCATTGTTCTGCTTTTTATCAGGTTCAAGTTCTATGTACTTAGTTCTATCATCACCCCAACTGTCGAAGACATATCCAGGCACTACTTCTACGTTAGCAAGCTGAGAAATAACTCCCTTCAATATATAGCTTATGTCCATATTGATACGATTAGCAAATATATCAATCTCGCCAGTTACTCTCCGAAGTCGGTTGATTGGGTTGTTATAAGTATTATTCATAACATCCGCTTCACGTATGTCTCCTTGTTTGCCATAGCTTTGTTCATTAGCAAATACTCCGCTTGGGTCTGACGTAGTAGAAGGATTGAAGAAGAAAGAACCATCTTCAATAAGAAGTTTCATCAAGTCTCGTCCAGTTATCTCAACGTATGCTTCAGAAGTCTGAGCGTTGGTAACAACCTTAACTTCGTCCACAAGAGCAATCATATCATAAATTCCCTCCGATAGCATAGTGCTTACTTTGAAATTATCAACGTCTCCATTATGATATGGATTGCCTTCTACATCTGTGTAGAAGTCCTTTACCAATTCCATTTCAAGTTTCTCAAAAGAAATGAACAATATATCGTTTGAGCTTATTAACCAATTGAAGTAATTAGATTCAATATCATCAAAACTTGATTTAGCATAATACTCTCCATTTTTTCCGTACTCGTATGATACGTCATTCTTGGAAGCTGAACCGTGCTGACCCGACATATTACCATATGTCTTTTCTCCGTTCTCCCCCTTCAATATCTCGTATATGACTGAAACTCCTTCACTTCTTGCACTAATTATCGGAAGTCTCATTGTAAAACTTCCTCCGTTAGAAGTCATAGAAGTAGCAAGTGAAATAATATGTCGGCTCAAATTGGCAAACTCGGTGAAGTCCTTTCGTTCCAATTTTATAGTCTTTTTGCCTTCTGCATCCAATCCTACATAATAGAGACTTTTGAACCAACCAAACACCGTACAATCAGGACTTCTCTTGGAAGCATCGGCTACACGATAACCTTCATTTTGATATATGTCTTGAATCTTTTCAGAAGCAAACGCATAAAAGTCCTCCGTATTAACTTGGGCATTTGTTTGAGCTATTGCCAACTCAGCTGTAACCTTACTGGGATTGATACGGAGAACGCACGGAGAAGGCAGCCAAGACGTGAGAGACAGGTCGTCAGCACTCTCTGGATACTTACCACTTCCAGCCTTTTCTATATCCTTATCTAAATTCGTATATTGTTGCCAAATAAGGTCTTTGTTGAGGTCAAAAAGCTCTTGAGGAGTTACACCATAAATGTAATTCCTTTCCATGTAATCTGAAATGGTCATTCTCTTGCCCCTATGATAGAGCAAGATATAATCATTGTTATTATGAGTTTCTTCAGCCATTATTGTTTACCTCCAGTTTTTGTTGTATTAGGAGTTGGCAAGGTAGTTGTTCCTGTAATCTTACCAAGTATTTGATTAAGAACTGAAACAACCTCGTTCTTTCCTTTCGTCCAAGCTGTAGTGAATTCAGTAGATTGAACCGCCCATGAATCCATATTTTGTCGTCCAGCTCGGTTGAAGTCTCCTTGATTACCAATTCCACTTTGTAATAGACTTCCTGGCATAGTACCAGTATCGGAGAACTGTCTGATATATTCATCCAAGCGGTCAGGAGCTATATCAGGAAGCAAAGACTTGAATGCAAAGTAACCCATTTGAGTGTCCGTACCTCCGAACTGTTGAGTGATACGCTGAATTACAGATTGCATAATCTTTCCTTCATTCTCAGGATTGCGAAGTTCACGGTCAATCAAGTCCATACGTCCTCCAGTCTGCGGAAACAAATCAGCAACCGAACTATATATCAACGCTCTCATACGCTCGTTCATCGGCTGTTGAATCATACCTTGGAATGATTGATAATCGCTTCCAATTCTTGAATCTTGAGTTATTCCTTGAACAGCTGAGAAGGCTGCTAAATTTGCATTAGCAACATCGTAGCTCGGTCTGTCGGCTCTATTCATATATGAGCCCATTATTTGTTGCTGGATGTCGTACTTTTCTTGAACCCTCGTGAAGTCTCCCATAGATACTCCTGAACCTTCGATACCATTCAAGATAGTAACCAAACGTGAAATTGCTTCGGTAACGTTTATACCATAACGGTCATATTGTCCTCCTTTCTCCAAAGAGCCTTCAGACAAAGCAAGGTTTCGTTCCAAACCTATTTGACGCATAGTTTCCGCATACCAATCATCTGACGTTCCACGTCCTCTAATACGTCTTGCTGCATTACCAGCAAACTCCTCCGTATCGTATCCAAAGTTGGTATAGTTTATGCCTCTAAAAGACATATCAGGCAAGACACCTCCTAAATAATTTGCGGCATCACCTCCTTGATATCCAGTCGTACCTCTCAAAGAAGCAAGCCCAGACATTGATTCGTAGGTATCGGAAGTTCCAGTCAGCATCTTCGCAGCTCCTGCTGCTACTCCTACCCATCCCAAGAAACGTAGTGCTGCTTTCAGACCCATACCCGATAAACCTGCTATGGCTGAACCGCCACCCATTATAGTGCTTCCAATATCTCCGCTTTGAAGTCCGCTGAAAAGTCCTTGTATTCCTTGAGCACCTTGCAACGCTGAATCATAATAAGGTCTGCCTTGTTGAGCAGCTCCTCCTCCCAATACCCTTCGGAGTTGTTCGTTCACGTCAGCAAGACTTCTTGAAGCTGCCATAGCTCCTTCCTCGCTATCCGCTGAATCACGTTGTTGCATCAACTCTCTCTGCTGAGCACGAAGTCTCCCGATATATGAATCAGGAGCATCACCGCCTTGATTTGCTTGACGGTTGAAATACTCGGTCAATTCTCGTATAGCAGCAGTAAGCTCGGTTTCAGATTGAGTTCTTTCGTTTGCTTCTTCTTGATTGATTTGCTCTTCTTCTTGGTCATACTGACTTCCAATCCTCCGATATTGTCTATCACGTTCTTGCTCTAACTGTTGGTCAAGCATAGAAGTGTAGAATGGGTCATTGGCTTGTGGGCCAAGTCGCCTCAATCCTTCTTGTCGCTTATTCTCAATATCAGCTTCAATCGCATCGTAGTCGGCACTCATACGTTTACGCATGTCGTCTCGTCTTACGTCGTATCGTTCCGTAATGCGGTCATTGACCGTTCCTCTCGTTGCTTGACCGTACTGATTGATAATCTGAGTCATCGAAGAAGAACCAGGCACCAATAGAACGCCACGTTGTTGCATTTCTCTGCGAACGTCCTCAATCATTCGGTCATTAGAAGGAACAGCAGAACCACTACCCCCGCCAGAAGGTGGAGGAGTGGTCGAACTCGGATTGTTTGGGTTTCTACTTACATCATCCAACTCGTTACGAAGCTGAGAAGCGTCACCACGTATGTTTACCGTTACATCTGCCATAATTATTCTTGTTTATCAAACTGACTTAAATCTAAATTATCAAAGTCTTCATCAATTTCTTTCTCGGTTACTTTAACGACTTTCTTGTTTGTATCTACTAAACCAAGTGCTTCGTTCTCGGCTTCATCTTCGTCAATATCAGGCTGAGTGAGAGCTTTCGTCAATTCAATTTCTTCTTGATATTCTATGTACATGTCAATGAAGCTCATTTCTCTATGTTGAGGTGAGCCGAATGGTACGTTGTATTTTTTACGCCACCAATAATCAATCGGAAATTGATGCCAAGAAAAAAGAAAGTTATCAACCCTCTTTTTCAGCGTCAGCTCCCTCTTCAGTTTCGTCTCCGCCATCATTCAATTTTATGCCTTTCAATTCAGCCATTACTTTGTCAAACCAAGGTTTCAACTCTTTTTGGTACGCTTCCACAAGCTCTTTAATATCCTCAGGAGCAAGAGCTGTATAATTTTTGATGTCGTAATACTTCGCCACGCTCGGTACGCATACCTGAAGGAAGGCAATAGCATCTACTAAATCAAGAGCATAATACATGCTTGCTACGCCACTTGATGCCATAACCCCATATCGGTTACTGGTAAGAGCTTGTTTAAGACTTTCCAAGTCAATTAGCTGCCCAACGTTGGGGAAATTAGCCGTGAATGATTTCTCCCCGATACTGAATTTTTTCTGTCTTTCAATCATGATTTACAATTGTTTAATCGTTATACAATAAAAAAGGTAGTACGATTTTCACCATACTACCTTCTTATAACTGTTTATCTTGGTTTATACAACTCCATTATATAGAATTGGTTCCAAGTACTCAAATTCAGTATCACGTCCTGAAATCTGACCTTCTTGAATATCGAAGCCTTCACGTGTCATGAACGCTCCCACTGTCTTCGCAAAAGTTTCATACTTGGTGCTAACCAAACCAGTTTCGTTGTCAATCGCTCCGTCCTTTACTTTCCGAAGGATTGCGATTTCAAGCCCATCTTCTTGGAGCAGAATAGCGTTTGCCCATTCCTCTACTGTACCAGCGTTTCTGAACGCTCCCTTCTTCATCTTGTTAGCAAGAAGATTGAAGTTGATAGTGTAGGAAGAACAACTCAAAGAACCAGTCCATTCCAAGGCAGGCAGCTCCTCTGGGTTCAAACGTCCAACGCCAGTAACACGTCCACGCCTTATGCTTTCGGTGATACGCACGTTTTTCATTTTCCCAACGGTAACGCTATTGATTTGAATGATTGCCAAAGGGGCAGTCATCACTTTCTCATTTTTTGCCATATCCGTTATCTTTTAATTGTTTACACTTCTACTGAAAAGTCCAAGATGTTTCCTACAAAGAACGTCTTGTTAACAGGTACATTCGGAACAAAGTCATATGTAATAAAGTAGTCGCTATTTTTAGCAACAACCTTCACATTCTTCCAACTGATAAGCAAGTTATCATTGCCAGGATATGCTACCAAAGAAGCAAGTTTGGTTTCGGTGAAGTTCTTAACCGATTGCGGAGAAGCCTGAGCTGCCGTCTGTCCAGTGAACCTCGTTTGTCCTTCCAATATAAGTTCTTTGTTCAACTGAGCCTTGATAAGCTCTACGGATAACTCAAATGACTGACCATCATCGGCAATAGTTTTCTTGTTATCCAGCAAGGTTGTAATACCTTGGTTGACGCACCAATATCCCGATACGTTGCGTACATGCATGATACCTGCTTGCAGGGCACGTTCTCTCTCTCGTTTCTTCAAGTCGTAAGCGAAAGACTGATAACCAACTCGCTTGAAAGTAAGCGGAGTTTGAGCAGCCATACCAGCGTTCAATCCTACGATAGCCGCAGCAAGATAGATAGTATGAAGTTGCTTTGTTCCGTTTTGGTCTTTTCTCGTTACTACTGGAGCACCGTGTACACAAACCACTTGACCTGAATTGAAATACTTAGCAATTGACTCAGATGTATTTGATTCACCAAACAAGTCGGTATCGTCTTCACCACCTGGCACTACCATAAATTCAGTGAACTTCGCAGTTTGCTTCAGGAAGGTAAACAATTTACCATTCGTTGCAGCATCTACTCCTTTGCCTCCCGCAGCATTCAAATTAGAGCATAAGAAGAATGTAACATCCAACTCTGCGATTGCTTCTAATACGTCTGCATACTCCGTACCGCTCATGTACTCGGTTGCTCCTCCAGCAGCAAGAGCCATCGTTACAGCTGCAAGCTCGGTTTCTCCGTCACCCGTCATAGATACAACGAAGTTAGCAAGCATCTGTTTGTTAGTTCTCGCCCAATCGTACAACTCCTGAAGAGTAGTTAGGTCACCTGATTCAGCAATAAGGTTTGGAGTTGCATCCGCCAAGCTCTTCGCTCCGAATGATTCACCTGCTTCGTCCACTCCCATGAATGAACCACGATAGACTTGAAGTTTGAAAGTATCAGCGGTTTCGCCAGCTACAATCTGAGCTCCGTAACCTACTTTCAATACATCGTCCACTTTTACTCCGTTGCCAACAATACCTTCGTTCTTACATTTCAATACCAAAGCATTGGAGCCTGATAAAGTTACAGTAAGGTTTGCGCAGGTAGTCTTAGCAGCACGGACATAATACAACTTTGGGGCACCTGCTGAACCGTCAAGCGGAGTGAATATTTTGTTAGCTATGTCGCCAACCAATCCTCCTCTCATGAAAGACAGAAAGTCCTCATAGTTTGTAAACTCATACACAGACTTTAAGCCTTGTGAAAGTTCACCCTGAACTCCTGAACCTCCAGCGTATTCGTATGAGCCGTTCATTGCTAACCCAGTGTCTATAATCATAACATTACCAAACTCGGCAACGTTTACGACTGACGTTGGATTATAGACGGTAGCAGCATACGAACCAGGTTCAATGTAGTTCTTGCCATGAAAATTAACTACTGTTGCCATAATCTTTTTGTTTATATGAAATTATTTCAAATTTTACTCCTTATCTATACTTGAGCTTGATGAAGTATCATCGTTGTAATCAATCATCCTCATCTGAAAATAGAACTTCTTTGCTACTTCTTGAACTACAAGCTGTGGAACGTTATGTTCATATTTGAATGTCAAATTCAGAACTTTATGGAATATTGGAACAGGTGTCAAATCATCCTGCATCATTATATCGTTCCCCGATAGCGAAGGAATGCGAATACCCATCAATTCCAAATGAGGAACCAGCATTAGCAGCATACTTTTCAGTATGTTATACACTACGTTTACTTCAGAGGAGTTATTGCTTGTAATCATGATTTGATACGTACAATCGTACATCTGAGTAAAGTATTGTTGCGTTGCTTTCTTCTTTCCGTCCTCGTCCAATATATCATCCTCCATATATCCTTCATCTTCTCCGATAGCGGCAGAGCCTTGTTCAGCAGGAAGGAGAATGTGCATTGATATCATCTTTGCTACTTCCTGATTGTATCCGAAGTTTACAGAAAGATTTTGAGGAGTATTTATCATCTTCTTTGCCTGAACGAAGTAATTATACAAGTTCATCTTAATGGGCTTGCCTTCCTCGTCCACTCCCAATATCTTATACAAGATAGTTTCTTTGTCGTCCGTTGCATGCTCTTTCAAGTCTTCACGCAATAATCGAACTATTGATTCCAAAGTATTGTATATCACAATCTCTGGTAAAAGTATTCCACTCATAATATCGTTTCTAAATAAGTTGTTACTTCATTTTCTACGATAGTCTCAACATCAGTTTTCTCAACCGCTTCTTCAGCCAATCCATACGGCTTAATTCCTTTATGTATCCAAGATAATGGGTCAGAGTTTGCCCCTGCTCTTCGGAATGTTCCGTAAGTATTTTGAGAAGTATTACCATATTGAGCTTTCCTTTTAGTCAAACCCTCGTATATGGAATTGCGATGTTGATAAGCTCCGTAAAGAACTTGACCGCTTTCATTTACAATTGCCTCTCTCGATTGAGGAACGTCATACGGAGAAGGAAGTTCAGAAGCCGTCAGACCTTGTCCAGCAGCTCTCTTTCTCATTATGTCGTATATCTCTTGAGGCATTTCTCCAGTGAATCCTGCTTGACCAAGAGTGCCAGGTGTACCGATACGAAACGGAATTGTTAAATACCAATCACCGCCTTTGTAAACTTGTTTGCCTTTCTTGTTATATACAGGTATGGTATATTTTACCTTTCTTGACTTTTTGAATCCTTCCTTCATGTCGAACGCAGAAGCTCCTTGTTCAATCATATTAGGAAGTACGCCAGTCAATACAATTTGTTTTGCAAATCTTCCTTTATCTACCTTTATCAAATGCTGGGTATATTCAGGAAGGGTTGAATTCAATCTTTGCTTCGCAAGAGCTTCCCAATTAGCATAGACTGCCGCAGTAACCGCATTCACGCAAGTTTCCGTCAACATATCAATCGTATCGGCTGCTAAACCGAATTGCGATTGAAGTCCTGATAAGTCTATGACAATTGGTTTCATTCTCTATCTCTTGGAGGCATTACAGTATTTTCAAAACTCTCTTCTCCGAACTTCTGAGCATCGAAGATATAATGAGCCTTTCTTGCTAAAACGTTTATAGGCATTTGCCGCAGCTTTTCGTCATCGTATGTACAGAACCTACTCTCACGGACTTTCATCAGCTCTCGGTTGGCATCTATAACATGGAAGACAGGAAAGTGCGCATACCTTATAGACACGCTCATATTAGGTTGCTTTTGATTTACGTCCTCAACTGGAAGTACAGTAAGAAGGCTTTGGTCAAAGACAATCTTGTTCTTGTCAACTTTGTACATTTCTTCGGGTATGGGCTCCAACTTTGTGTAGTCTCCTACGAAAAGAAATATATTGGTTACAAACAACGGCTCGTAAACTGGATAAGCAATCAGTTCTCCTCCGAATAACACAGGGTTGAGTATCTCGGAATAATAACCCTCCAATTGAGTCAAGATAATTCTATCCATGAACCCAAGTTTATCAATTCCCTTCGTAGTTATCGAAGCCGTACCACGATTAACTTCACTCCAATTCTCATAACGTTTCTTATTATCCATATGCTGAGCAATAAGTCTCGTTTCAGTCCTATCAACAAAAAACCAGCCTCTTCCTAAACAATTTTTACAAGTGGAAAGAGCCTGGCCAGTTGCTTTATCTACGCAAGGACATCTCAAAGCTCGGTCAATAAAAGCGTCATAACCTTGAGTTTGTATTAGCGTTTCAAACTTGTTAACATCCCATCCTACGTGCGGACTCATTGATGATGGCGGAGTTTGATAAGCAGTCGTTTTGTCGGTTATGATACTTTTTCTATTTTTACCATTGCTATCTGTTGCCATAATTATAATACTTCAAAAGCAATACCACGATACTTAGATTTCAGAGCTGGTAGTGTTCTATTCATTTCATCAATATACGTCTTTATACGTCCTGCAAAAAGTCCTCCTTGAGCACTTCTCGCTAACGGAGTATTTTGGCTCACTCCGTCCAAACTTATATTGATAGAAGTAACGCCAATTCCATACAAAACGTCTCCGATAATAGCAAGAACATTCAGAGCTGCTAACTTAGCTATGAAATCAAACAAGTCGGCAGGTATCTTATCCCAACCTGTTATATATCTCATTCTCCAATAGTTTGGAATATAAGTCTGACCGAACCATCCAAGATGCGGAGAAATACCGTTGTAGATTAAAGAGTTTTGCGTCATAGTCGCTCCCTCCTTACTACCAGTGTTCGGTATCAAATAGACATTCCGATATATTGCTACATCGGCTTGTTTCTTTATAGACAGCCATTCCTTCGGATAGGTTATTTGACAAACGTCATTTATCCAACCCTCAAGATTGTCTATGTAAACAATAGGGTACATTGTCCTGATATACCCCCAAGACATAAATTCCTGCCGTATGAAATCACGGTTTTCGTCTATAACTTGTTTTGTAAGTTTAATACTGAACAAACTCTCAATAGTAGCTTGTGCCGAAAGGATATGTTGAAGCATTGCCGACATAGACATCTTTCTGCCGTCATTAGAGCACATAGGAATACCAAACAGATAATTCTCCATTAGCTCCGTAGGAGACATGATTGTCTCCATATTCTTATTGTATTGTATTTTCAGTCTTAAACTTGGCATATCAGGACAATGTTAAAAGGTTATTTTATTGTTCACCACCCTCGTTGTCATCTTCTTCCTCGTCATCCTCCTCTTCGTCCAACTCACCGTTTTCTGCGGCTTCATCGTACTTTTTCAAAAGGTAGGCTTTCATGAGTTTCTTGGAGTTCAATTTCTCATACTCCTCTTCGGGCATTTCGCCTTCTTTCGCAAGGTCTTTCATCTGAGCAAGAGTCAGAGTATCAAGATGGGCTTCAAACTTCTCACGGTCTGATGCTTCACCCTCGTTGTCATCTTCTTCCTCGTCATCCTCCTCTACCACAGTAGCCTTCTTAGCATATTCCCAGTCGTTAGTGCCTTTTACAAGCACGGCTGCACACTTCGCTGATACTTCGGCTACTCCGTTAGCATCAATAGTAATTCGCCCATCTACAGGCACGATAAGCTCCATTGAAGCTACACCTTGATTTTTTGCTTTAATTTTCATTTCTTTTTACGATTTTAAGAAAAAAGGAGTGGGGCAAAGCACCCACCCCTTCTCTCAATTAAACAATTGTTTATCGGTTATTTTACGAACTTGCCGATATTGATGAAGCGCACCATCTTCTTCGGAGCGTAAAGGAACGGAGTTCCATAAAGCAGCACCATGAAGCGGAATGCAGGAGAAAGTACAGCCAAATCCATCTTCATCAGAGGAGCAAGCTGAGCAAACTCAACTACTTCGTTATCGAACTGGAACAGAGCCGATTGGTCTGTATCAGGCAAGAAGCGGTTCATATCACGAATGATACCTGCGCCACCACCGTCATAACCTCTCGTTACATCGTCCAAAGATACTTCAAACAGCGGGAAGAACTCACCAGTAGCAGAACCACCAACTTTGGTACGATAGATACGATAAGCGGTTGCTTTGTTTACACCACCACCGTCAGCGAACTTCAGGTCAATAGCACAATTGGCAACTGCAGCAACAGCGGTGCTATTGATAGCCAAATCAGATTCACCGAAGCGGTTGATAGCAACTACTCCGTAATATACATTACCAGCGTCAGTGGATTGCCATTTGCTACCGTCAATTGCAGTCTGAACTGCAGCAGGAGTTGTACCGTCCCAAACAGGCTTGTTCGGAGCTTTCTGAGAGTTGGCAGGAGAAGCGGCAGTTTTGCTCGGAAGTTTCTTGAAGAATACGTCATGGTTCAAACCAATCTGTCCGAACTGCGAGTCAAATGCCTGAACTCTCTGTCCCATAATACCGTTGCTCAAGCTCGGAGTATTCGGAACAATGAACTTGTTACCGTAGAAGTTCTTCACGAAAGAAGAAAGAACGGCAGGTGGCCCATAAAGCTGAGTACCCAGACCGTAGTTTTCTACGATAGAGTTTGCGGCAGTTTCAATCGCATCTTCGGTAAGAGCCGAACCACGAAGGTCAACAACCATTTCAGAGTTCATGTAATCGGCATATGAAGCCCAAGCGTCAGATTGCATCTGCTGAGCCAAGAAGCCGTTGAACTGTTCAGGTACAAGTTTTTCGTTACCGAAGTACAAACCCTGATTCAGAGTGCGCAAAATCCAAAGAGTACCATCCTTGATAGTACGTTCCATTACGGAACCAATCATGGTATTTACAAGAGTCATCTGGTGAGTTACGGACTTGGTTACACCAAGGTATTTCACCAACTGAGCTCTACGAACAAAGATTGAATCTTCCTCTTCGGGCAACTCACCTTCTCTGTTCCAGCCACCACGGTTAGCACCATAAGAAGTCTGCTGGTTGTACTCTTCTACGGTATTGTACGCTGCCTTTTTAGGAAGGTCTTTCCAAAGGCGAATATCGCTCTCACGGAAGGTGATATGCTTCAGAGTTTTCTCCAAAGATTCAACCTTCAACGGAGCACCCGACGCAGTCGTCAGGTCGGCAGTTTCACGTCCTGTAATCTGCTCAGCAGCAAGAGCCTTGTTCAATTGGTCCAAGTTCTCTGAGCCGTGCATTCCAGCGTGGAAACCATCCTGCTGAGCGGCATAGCCGTAATCAGCCAAGTTGATAGATAATCTTTCCATTTTCTTTTATTTATAAAGTGTCGTTTTACTTAACAATTTCAATTCCTGTCTCGTTTTTGATTCGAGCAATGATGTTAGCAGGAAGTGCTTTGTTAGCTTCAAAAGCTGTACAAGCCTTACTGAACTCGTCATCGAAGCCTTTGGCAAACGTAGCTTGGTCAAGAATTTCAGCTACAACGTGCGGCTGCTTGCTCATAGATACTTGATTGCCTCTCGGTTTACCCTGACCGCCCTTCGTGATATCATTGTCTTCTGCCTTAGCAAACTGACGTTCAACTGGACGTGCGGCATTGATAGACTTCGGTGCAGGAACTTCGGAACCAAATGCTTCCAACTTCTCGGACATTACGCTGATAGTCTCGTCTTGAGCTTTGACAATGTCAAGCAACTCCGTTTCACGGGCAGCAGCAGCTTCAAGTTTCTGACTTGCATCTTTAATCATAACCCCAAGAGCTTTCATGTACTTAGAGTTAATCTGATGTGATGCGGCAATAGCTTTTTCGATACGGTCAAAACGGTTACCACCGTCTCCACCTTTCTTCATTTTGCCCTTCTTTGCCTCTTCTACTTCAGCATCGTCATCATCTTCGTCTGCTTCAGGTTCATCCTCATACGTTTCGTCTCCTTCATCGTCTGATTCAGCATCCTCCGCTTTCTTCGATTTTGACTTTGCTTTTTTGATAGGCTCTTTCTTGGTCTGACCGCCATTGGCGTCACAACCTTCACCCTTCTCAATATCAGTAGGCTCTACGTCCAAGCCAAGAGCTTCGTATGCCTTGCTGATGTCTTCATCGGTGACTTTTGTTTTGTTACCTTTCATACTCGCAATTTTTAATATCAATAAATGAATTTTTTCTGCTTTCTCAATACTTATACCTGGAATGTCTTTGAAAAGCCTTTCGATAACCTCTGCTTTTGAAAAAGTTTGGTTTTTGATTTTCTTATCAACTGACTCTTTTTTAAGAGCCTTACCAGTTTCTGTATCCAATGCCTTTTCTTCCTCGTCCTCAAAATCGTCATCAATCTCTCCCTTGATGATATTTGCAAAGGTCTTTGGATTTTTGGGCTGATGAGTGATAGCTACTCCTGTAATAATTGCCTTGACAATCTTTTTATAATCAGGAGACTTTTTATCATTTGATTTACGTTTCACTACTTTGCCCTCAATAGAATATCCCAACCGTCTTGTCTTTGAATCCTTCTCAAGAGTTTCCGCCAATTCCCATACATCGCACGCTATCTTACTTGAAGGATAGAGTTCAGTTTCAATGTAAAGTCCTTCTGGACGTATCTCTGCTTTTGTAGGCTCTCCGATAATCGTAGCAGGTTGACCTTTCGCTTGATGATGCCAATTTACCATACCGCTTTCAATCAGCGGTTTAATATCAAACCCTTTCGGGTCAAGAAATTCCCCATCACTATCCTCGTCAGAAGTAGAAGCAATACCGCCCAACTTCATAACAGGCTCGCCTGTAGTTGGGTCTAAATCTTGAGCTTTCTCCAAAGGACACCAAAAGGTGAATTTATCTTCTAAATTATTTTTTGCCATATTCGTTAAAAATGAAAAGGTCAAAAGTTTATTGTACTCTTGACCTCCTCTATAACTGTCAAATGAAATTTGCCCTACTCAGACATAGTTCTTTTTATCCAACCGTAGAAAAATTGTTTATTATTTGAATTTTTCTCGGTTATTGATATGTAATACTTAATTTTCTCAATCCTTCGGGCATTCATATAATCATCGAAAGGAATTGTTGTACTTACACTGTCTGCTACGTTTTTCCAATAAGCGACATCTGCTTCAAGTTCCTTTATCCGTTCCTCATTTAACGTAGGAACTTCAACGTACACCGTATCAGGCTGAATAGGCAGCTGTTCGGTAGGTTGTTGAACCTTCGTACTACAACTAACAATTAATGCCGTTAGCAAGCATATAAATAATGTTCTCATACCACTGAATTCAATTTCGTTAATAACTCGTTGCTCATCTTCCCAGTCTCCTTCATCTTGAACTGACGCTCGGATAACTTTATGGACGTAGCTGTCCCCATGTTGACGGCTGTATCGTACATATCGTTGGCAACCTCTTGTTTGTTAATTTTGTCGCCCCATACTGGATTCCAATAGTTACTCCGATAAAGGTCAAGTTTCAATTTCTCCAATTCAGGAGTAGTGATGACCTGATTATGTTTCTTGTTCGGAATAGAGTCCAAGATTTTCCAACCTGCCCAATTTGGGTTAGCTATTCGGCTGATACCGCTCCAAGTTTCTCCTCCCGCATCGCCAGGTGTTTTTGTATAGACGTTTTTGCCCTCAAACTTCTCTGTTCGTTTATAGGCTACATTAAAATCTGCCATCTTACTTTATTGTTAGTTGTGAAAAATCAATACAATCTCGGTTGAGCCAATTCATGAGCTTATCCGATTTATCGCTGTTACTCATCTTCAAGAACTCAGCTGGAGTTAAATTAAACCCAGCAAGATATTGCTTAAAGCCATCTTCAAGAATAGCAATTCTGTTACCTTTCTCCGTAGCTTCTTGAAACTCTTTCGATAAGTCCTCCAAGTTATCGGTTGACTGAATAGCGTCATAATATGCTTGCTCCTGATAAGGCTCTATCAACGGAAATTTCCCCTTGAAGGGAATGATTTGAGAAGGCTTCTTGAGCGTAACATATTTGCTCGCTCTTCCTCCTATTACTGATAACTTTCTTTCTCTGTTCATAGCCTATCTTTTTACAATTACTTTACTACGGTTGAGGATAATCATGAACGAATTTGGTCCACCATTTCCGTGAGGCTCTATGATAGCGTCATAACCTTTCAGAGCCGCATACGTTCCGATAGCTTCTTTGCTACCTTTTCTGACTGACTCGTAAATTCCTGATATCATATCGCCATTTGGGTCTTTGGTTTTCTTCAAGTCGTTCAACTCTCCTACCTTAGTATTCAATTCATTCTTAGTAACCTTGATATCAGACCTCAAATCAGTTACTTTGGTACCAATATCTCCCAGCTCTTTCTCAACTCGTTTGCTGATAATACCGTAGTGTTCTTTCATCATCCAATCTTGGAAACGCTTCAAAGGATAGTTGTATGCTTTGCTAAAAGCGTTCTTGCGTTTGATAGCGTTGTTCTCCCATTGGAAACGGCTCAGCATGAAACTTTCCTTACTGTTAGGAAGTTTGAATACATATACATCCGTTCCTTTTCCTTTCTCGGTAACTGAACCGCCATTCTTCTTAACCCAATCAAATACTTTCTTCTCAACGAAGTCTTCAAAGCTCGGATAATCTGGTTCACCTTCATCGTTTATAGCTCCCCAGTCCGTATTATCAATTTCAAGTTGAGACATTACAAGGACATCATTGTCCCAGTGCATATCCTTCTTGATTTGCTTCTCGGTATTTTCGGTGATATGATTGAGGTCATCCTCCTGCTTCTGAAGGGTAGAATTAAGGGTATCAATCTCAAGCTGCTTCGCATCAACGGCTGCTTTGTCGAAGGTTACAAGACTGAGAATTTCTTTCTTCAAATCAGGAACCAACGCAACCTTCGCTTTCGGGTCAAGACAACATTCAAGAATACTGCCCGAACTACCAGCATAACTTCGTGCGTTCTTGTAAGCGTCAGACTTCTTATAAGTAGTTTGGGTATTGCTCTTGTCATGCGTTCCATCATTTACATGAGCGTAAATTCCTGAGCCGTGAATACCAATAGTTCCATAGAAACAGTTGTCGTTATATCGGAAGCCATCAGCGTAAAACTCCGCATCGTGTCCTCCTCTGTCCGATAACCCACGGAACATTTGATATTTAGATTGCTTAACGGCATTCCAATAAGTAGCTTCATCAACAACCTCTGGACGTGCCGTGAACCCTCTTTCCTCGCAAATAGTATTCAAAAGCTCCCAACCGTTCTTATAGTTTGTAGCATTTAATTTGCTCCAATAGTCGCTTCCATTCTGAGCCTTCCATATAGCATCAACCTCGTCATCGGAGAAGTCCTTGTACATGTCGGCATCGCTCTTGAGCTTTCTCGGTACAATCTTTCGGTTTTTCTTCGCTAATTTTGCCTCCAAATCATTCTTAATTGACTCTAATGACTTGAAACGTTTCTTGAAAGTATCAGCCATACCATTATAGTCGCTTTCTTCCAAGTAATTGATTACATCATCACGTTTCTTCAATACTTCGTCAATCTGATTTATGTAGTCTTGGGTAGTGAGATTAGCAACAACTGAAGGATTGTACTTTTGCATACTATCAAAATCAAGTACGCTATCTCCAAAAGTTTTCTTGCTTCCTTGTGCACGATAGTTCAACGCTCCTCCATTATCTACTCGGATAACTCTACCAGCTGAATCAATCAAGCAATTGTCGTTTTGGTAAATATCCCAGTTAGCTAAAAGAGCGTCAACGACAAACCCTTTCGCCATTTCATCGTAGTCCTTAGAACTCGGAGCGTGAGTCAATGGGATAAACTTAGATAGCATGACCGCTTCTCCGTTATCTTCATACAACTCGTAGTCTGGGACTTTTAATCCCATAAGGTCGTACAACTGATTTGTAAGATACTCGGTGCGAACGTGGTCACTGGACGTGTTCTTGCCTTTCTTCATTACATATTGGTTTCCTTTTGCGTCCTCTACCAATTCAGCTCCTGTACTTCCTCCAAGTTTCTTAACTACTTTCAAATTGCTCAAGTCAGTCGGGAACAATTCATTTATGTATTTCTGCTTAGCTCCTGCTTTTTGGTCGTCAACTTGTCTTCCAACTTGTTTCTTTCCCTTAAATACACGCCAATCATATTTCGTCTTAGCGTTTGGAGTAGCAGTATAAATATACATAACTCCATCGACAACCTTCGTCTGACCAGGCACTACTGCCTTACAAATTTCTTCGTCAGGCTCTATGCCGTTCAAATGGTCATATAAAGACTTTGCGACGCATACATGATATTCGTAGTCGTCAAGAAAATCATCGGACTTTATCTTGTAAGCATCGCAAGCCTTTACAAGAAGGTCATCAGAAACTTTGCCCTCCAAATTATGAAGGGCAATAGTATCCAATGCTTTCTTAATATCTTCCATAATTACTTGCTGAACAGAATTTCCTCTGCCTTTTGTAAATCCATTTCCTCAACTCCTAAATTCAGAACGTCCTCAGCCTTCCAAGTATCGGGCAATAAGTCCTCTTTGCCAAGTTCTTTTGCTCTCTTCTTAATCCAGCGTTTGGTTTTCTCTACGTCCTTTGAACGTCCGATAGCCTGAATTGCGTTCTTCAAGTCCTTCTCGTTACGGATAGGATATGAGCCGTCAGGTTGAGCTTCTTTCTTCTTAGCAAGTTTCTTGCGTTGTTTCTCGGAGAACTCAGCCTTGAAAATATCTTCGCTGTCCTCTCCAAACAGAACTTCCTCTGCTTTCTGAACATCGTCAATTTCCTCCTCAGGCTCCTCGTCAACGGTGTAATCAACTCCGTCATCTTCGGGGCACTCTCCCTTGAACAGCAAGTCCTCCGCTTTCATAAGCTCGTCAGATACTTCGTTACCGCCAATATCCAACGTTGTAGCTGCCTTTGTAAGCACTCCCAGTGCTACCTCTTTCCAGTCCTTATTCTTATTACCGATAAGGGCAGCAAATGCTGGATTAGAACGTTTCTCATTAGCGTTGTCAACTTTACGTTTGTTAACAAGTATCTCTTGGAAAGTACGTGTGGTGAACTGAGATGGGTCAATGTTCTTTTGGTTCTTCTTGATAAGGTTCAAGATTTCATCACGTTCCTTTCTATCTTCGTTTTCATCATCAAGTCTCGGAGCTTGTTTGAACTCATAGTCTTGATAACGGCTCTCCATTACTTCGATAGTTTCAGGCACGGTCATATAGATTTCAGATACCATCATAGCACGGCTGATGATTGCTTTGGTGTCTTCGTTCTCGGCTAACTGAGACAAGTCCTTGTTAGTCATGATTATGATACGTCCTGTGAATTCAAAGTTCTGCTTGATATCATCAGGGTCACCAACGATACGTCTGCCCGTGGTAGCAGTAGCTTTCTTCATAACGCTCGCACAATCGGCTCTCTTCAACACCTTGTCGTTATCATCGAATACAATGATTTTGCCGTTGTGAGCTTTAAGGATATTAAGCAACTGCTTTCCCGAATTAACGTCAGGAGCCTCAAATATATCGTAGTCACCATCACCAGGTGAGTCGCCTTCTTCAAACGGTTTCATGTTCAACAATTCCGCCATTTTATTGAAGCCGTAAGACTTACCAATACCAGCTCCTCCCGCAGAAATCATGAAACGTTGTTCATCGTTATCCAAAAACTCCAAATATTGCTCGTTCAAGTCTTGTACGACTTCTACTGGATTTTTGTAGTCCTTTTCTTTCTTTTTCATCTTGTAAACAAACTGGTCGTACTTGATACGTCCTTCCTTTGTCTTCAAGTTGAACATCTTCTTTACACGGTCATCGTTTCGGTCAAGATACCATTTTTCAGTTATCTTGATGCCGTCCGTACCTCCGTCAGAGTCATCGTCAATATCAACTTCTGCTTCTTCGTTGGTATCTGCTACATCATCCTCGTCTCCATCCGTAGGATTGGCTGATTTACTTCCTGTCTTTCCCGTCATCTTCATAAGCTGACCAAGAGTGCCTGACGTGTCAACCTGCGACATATCAAACCCTCTCGATTCAAGTTGCTTGTAAGCAATCATACGCATTTGAGCGTTTCCGTTCTTACTATTAGCAACCTTCAAAAGATTATCATCAGAAGTCTGCTGAGCCCATACCATGAGCTTCTGTGAGTCCATCGGTTTACCTGCCTTTGCTTTCGCTCCAGCTATCTGACCCGCAGTAGGCTTTGAAGGAGTTTTCTTGGCTGTACCTGCGTCATCATCGTCTCCTCCTCCCGAAGATGAACCACCACCCGATTGCTGCTTGTTCTTGACTGGACGCCAATCGAATTTTCCTGGCTTATACTCAGTCCAAACCCATTTACCGTTCTTGTGCATATCGCCCACTTGACGGCTTACAGCTTTTTCAATTATTTCTTCTTTCTTTGCCATAATACTTTATGTTGATTACATTTCTGACATTATGATAAAGATAATAACTGCTTCAATCGGTTTCCCACTCAATCGGAAGCTCTATATGATAAAAGTCTTCCATAATGTCTTTGGTTATTTTCTTAACATTCGTTGAATCTTTGCCTTTTTCAAGTTCTTTCTTTATCAATTTTTTACCACCCTTCGCCAATCTGATTATCTCTTCTGCGTTCTTCTTAGCATTGAATAATTCATGAACTAACTCAAAGTTGTATTTTGTATCTTTCAAGAATTTAGCTGGGCTCATTTCGCTCGCTTTCTTCAAAGCTGTAGCAAATTCTTTCGGAGTAGCATCCCACGGAATAATGATTGCTCTGACGTTCTCGAACAGTGGGTCATATATTTCCTTTCCTTCTATCTTCGCCAGTCCTCTATAATCACGCAAAACTGGATACGCACCGCATAGCATAGCTTCGATAATAAAGCCGTTTATATGAGTACGACAATAATTTGCGTAATGTTCAGCCCAAGATGGGTCAATAGCAAACTTCGTATTTTTCAAAGTATCTATGACTTCACCCCCCGACATTTGCCCCATATAATTCATTCCAAACTTTACGGCTCTATCCCAAAGAGAAATTTTACCATCAAGTTTCTTCGGAAGGTCTGGGTCACGTTTCGTAGTACACATGTAGTTGCTCTTCGTCTTTGTCTCGCTGGTCATATAGTTATATTCTATGCCTGTACCAGCAATCTTAATAGAAAAACGCTCATCCCTACTTTTCTGAATATACGGAATGGCAGCAATGAGTTCTTCCATATGCTTCATGGACTTAAACATATGAGCAGCAAAAAAGTCCTCCTTTCGTTTACCCATCATCTTCACGGGCATCTTAGCTCCGTCAGGTAGATAACGTGGATTCAATAACAAACTTCTCGGAATACCGATTTCAGAACAACACTGATAGGCAGCTAAATGAGCACAAGCCATAAACAATATCTTATCTTTCAAAGCCGATATATTGGAAGCTCTTACATTGAAATAAGCATCATGTACCAAGAACACTTGTTTAATCGAAGAAGGAAGGTCAAAGAACTTATGCCAAAAATCGAACTCAAACCCCTTCTTGTTCCAAGCTGAACTCTTCGTAGGCATAAAGTTCCAAAGAATTATATCAGCATCCTTTACAAGCTCCTTCCACCTCTCAACGGCATTCTTTTCATATACTCCGATACGGTTACTTGGAGGCAAGAAATATCCGTAATAGTTATTGCGCCAATATCCTGTTACTTCATCCTTCTCATAACCTCCAGCCTGAGAATGGAATTTTATCTTGCGTTGGTGTTCACCGCTTTCAAACTCCTTCACTTTCTTGTTATAAGCGTTCTGCGTAGTAGAAGCAGGAGTCATCTGAGCCACATCTACTTCGTGACCCAAATCTCGGAACGCTTTTAGCATACTTGCGACATATTCTACTATACCGCCATATTTTGCTATCTGAAAATCTGCTATAAATATCTTCATCGTTTCATACCTTTATTCCAACCCTTCGGAATTGATTCACTTTGGAATATCATCTTATTTTCAATTCCATTGTTTATCCATATTCTTCCAGTTGTCGCACCATAATTTATTCGGTCTTTTCTCTTTATTCTTTTAACTCTGTAAGGCATCCTTCCATACCTCCATCCTTGAGGCATTTCTTGACCTTCGTATAACCAAGAATTGATTGAACCGTTAGTGATTGATTTTCTTTTAGAAGCCGTTGAAGACAACTTCTTTCTCCTATCATCTTCCCATTTTGTTCCCTTAATAGCCTTTGAAACAGCAAGTCTATTTCTCAAACTATTAGTTCTACCAATATTTGATTTGCTTATTTTCTTTCGTACTTCGGGAAGTTTAGCTGGATTAACTTGACCGAAGCCTGTCGCAGAGCCTGGCAGTATATTGTATCCAATCTTCGGGTCAGTCGCTCGGAGCTTCTTAATGAATACAAGTTCCCAAGCATCTAACTGCTTCTGATTATCGCATTCCTTCAACGTCTCTCGTTTGAACTTCTTTCGTCCATATCTCTTGAATGCGCATCTCAATTTTGTACCACTACCTAAATACGAAGGGTCAGAAGAAGTTGTCTGACCCACGTATATCTTACCATTTGCTAAACAAGTAGTCTTGTATATAATACCGTACATATTAGAATGGAAGTTCATCAATTTCTTTTACATAAATCTCCTCAGGCAATTCTTTCTTTATATATCCTTGCTCATAAAACAAAAGTCCACTTTGAGAACGATAGAATTTGGAAGCAAGTTTCCACTTAACCTCATGAAATTCTTGTACTGGTACGGAGCGTTCCAAACGATACTCTTGCTTTTGCTTCTCTACTTGCGGTTGAGAACGTCTTTTGTAAGAGTGAGGAAACTCCCGATAATAATACATGAAACTTAATGCACTTTGTAAAGTCTCTCTAACAAAAAGATGGAATGGGTGTCCAACTCCCCAAGGAGCTACCACCGTATATCCTTTATTTTTCTTCAAGAACTTTCTAACCCAATTTACAAGCGTTTCTTCAATCTCATTCAACGTCTCTCTCCCGAAGTATTCATTCAGATGTTTATACGTTGCTTCCACAGTTACTTCTTTGTAATTCTTATGAAACTCGTAGTAACTCTCATCGTGAAAATCCAGTCCAAGATGATGGAAAGGAATATTGAGAAAATCAAACAATTTTTCATCCTCCGCTATTCTCTTTGGGTCATTCTCTACGGTCAGCACCTGAACCTCGTATTGAGGAAGGAACAAGATATGAGAACAACAAAAAAGAATATCATCACTATGAGGCTGAATTAACAATAATTTTTCCTTTTTCATTTACAATCTTTATTTCGATACTTTGATGTTCAACTTCACTCCTTTTAACTTTGGATTGGTGGAAGTTTTCTTTATCGGTTTCACGAATGCTCTCAACTCTTCGTCCCAAGCAAAGCCTGCTTTCTTGTGATTTATAGTACAACGACAATATGGGTGAGTTGGTGAAATAGTAGGTTTCCACTCCTTGACCTTTCTCCCGATATTATTGCCATTTGCTATAATATCTTTCAACTTGAATACAATCGGCTCGCTATCTGGGTCTTCAGGGTCAACCAAATAAAGCTCCCTACAACGCTGACAAGCACCTGGATAAACATCGAAGTAAACTTCAGCGTCAGAACCATATTCTTTCAATATACTTTGAGCACGTCCTGAATTATAGGCTTCGTGAGTAAGGTAGTAAGCAATTCTCAACCAATCAACCTCCCAATCCTGAGAAGTCTCAGCAAGGTCTGCCGCCAATCCTCTCGCTCCTAAACGGAGTTCAACGGCTTTGATTGTCTTTTGCTTAATCATATTCTGAACTATGAGAGACTGCTGTTGATTGTTTCGTAATACTACGTTGCTCAGCCCAGTCCTCATTCTACTTCCTAAACTGGTAATATCAGTGTAGGCTCTATTCTTTACAGTTTGAAGGGCAAACTCTTCCTCTTCGGTCAGCGGTATGAAATTACCTGAAGCAAGGAACTTCTGAAACTGAGCATAAGTCATTTTCTTTGCCCTCGCATCCCCGATAGCTTCAGCCAATATTCCGAATAGAAAAGCGTGTTCAATAACTCCTTTCTTGTTCTTATATTGGTCAAGATTAACTCCTGCTGCTATCAATATATCCTTATCGCTTTGAGAAAGATAATCCAACCCCAACTGACCTGCTATGAATACCAATTCGTACCTTTTCAGAATTGATAGCATATCTTGTATTTGTCCTTGATTGAAAATCATATGTCTCCCAAATTTGTATAATGCTTCCAAAATGTTCTCAACTCTTCTTTTGCCGTAGCAAATTCAAGCATAAACGCATGCCCCATAATTTTGAACACTTTCGATAGATAGTACAAGACAAGTCCTATCCAAAAGAAAGTTATCAAATAAAGAACGGTAATGATTACAGTCAATAACCACTTACCAAAATGTTTGAGCTTTTTCATTTCTTCTCCTCCTTAGTTTCTTTAATAGCAGATGCGGTTGCTTGAGCCATATATTTCAGAACTTCTGCAACCGCATTCGCAGTATTTTTATTCCATTCTTTCACAAAAGTATTTTCATACTCCGTAACGGCTGGAAAGGGTGAAGGAATGAAATGACTCTCCTTCGTTTGTTTCTTTGCCATATGTCTTAGAATTTAACTCCAAAATCAAAAGTATATCCGTACTTATCATCCAACCTTATTCCCGAAGCTCCAATGATAAACTTATTCTTGATATCAAGTCCAAATTGAATCTTATTCGTTCTGAAGTCGGCTGACGTTCCGATAAGTGCCCACGGCTGTAATGTAGGAACTTTGTAAATGACCTCTCTCTCGTAAACTGTACGGATATTCGGCTGAATAAAGGAAGTGGCAGAAATGAGCTTATTTTGACTCACCTTTGCATCAACCTTAAACACACCCAAACTATCATTGGAAAAGTCCAAAGCGTACTTGCGTTCCAAATAGTAGTCCTGCCAAATAGCAAATAAAGCAGCCGTATCAGTCGGAATAAAGACTGGACGGTCAACAGGAATTTCAACCTCATAGGGAACTGGACGGTCAATCGTGTCTCTTACAATTTCGCCTTTCGTCCATTTCACTTCCACAATTCGTTTGGGAGCAGGAAGCTCTACACTTGACCTGCCCCAAAGATAACCCAGAAATAAGGCTATGCCTACCGCAATAAGTCCTCCGATAGATATGGTTATGCTCTTATTCATCTTTCTTTAATCTTTGCTCATATGACGCAACTAAATTTTCAAGCTGTGAAATACGTTGTTTATACTCTTGTTCACGTTTTTGACTTTCTTCTTCAAAGCTACGATATTGTTCCATGAGCTTATCATACTTCATCTTTTCAAGCTCTCGTTGCTTATCGTAATCGCTTCTCATTTCATTTAACTCTGTGCGGAAAGACTTGACTATTTCATTGCTTAACTTTCTCTCATTTTGATACTCGTTATACAAAGTGTCATACCTTTCCTTCCACCAGCTGTCTTTGTTCTCAACCTCCTTCTGAAGAACGTCATAACGCTTCTTCCAAAAGTCATCGCCTTTTATATCGGCTTCTGCCGTTGCGTTCCTTACTTCCTGTTCATATTTCTTTCTGTCCAGTATCTTAGAAACAACAGCGTATCCAATACCACCTGCTCCAAATAACAAAGATATAAGCCCAAACAGATTTTCAGATAACCATTCCATGTCCTTACTTATTTACTTTGTTAGTTTTTAATTTAGCAAGTTTTACCCTCTTTCTGTAATCTTCTGTAACATAATCAGAACGGAGGCACCTTACAATCTCATCAGCGAATAATTGAATAATTTTCTCATACACCACGTAGAACTCTTCACGGTCTGAATCATTCGTGTACGTGCACAAATAAAATATTGCTTTTGTAGAAGAACTCACTTTGTTAAAGAATTTGAACCATTCTTTATCGTGTGAATCTACAAACTGAAAGTCTCTCCATTTAGTCAATGGAGTTATCACATCATACGCATTTGATAAATTGTAAGCAAAGTCTCTCCCGATATAAGAACAGTTTTTATTCAACGTTAATCCAGCACCCTGCTTTCCGTCTCGGTAGAAGTCAAAGGCAAGTGCTATTCCATACGTTTTATGCTTGCGGAAGAAGTTAAATACATCATACGAACTATCTACCACAACTTCAACGTTTCGTTTCCGTAACTCATTTGCGAGTGCCTGCTTGAATTGATTAGCAGGTTTATCGAAACGTTTGGACGTTAAATAAACTATCTTACACATAACGATTTAATTTGCAGCCTTTGCCTGAAGGTCAATAGGCTCGGTTGTTTTCAAAAGAGCTTCCAAACGGTTTATCTCGTCTCTCTTCGCTTGACGACTTTCAATAAGCTCGTCTGCATTGTACGGCATTTCATCTGACTTAGCAATTGTAGCCTCATAACATTTCATTACTTTGTAATCTGACTCGTCAAGTTCTGACTTTAACGAAGAAATTTTTGAAGCTATCTTAGCAGGGTCATTTGAAATAATCTCCCATTTTTGAAGAACTGAATCACCTTCTTCGATATAATAAGGCTTTGGCGAATCATACTCTCCAAGTTCTCCATTGAAGTTTGATGGAACGAACTCTTTGAATGTTGCTAATATATCCAATTGTTCCGTTCTTTGGTCTTCAATTTCCTTCCTTTTAACAATCAATAGAAGTTCTTCAAGCGTTCTCTTTTCCTCCTTTTTCTTCAAGATAGGATTGATAACTTCATCCGCTACGCCATACTTAGCAATATCAGATTTATAGATTGTTTCTATCTTAGACAATTCAGCATCATGATTGATTACTTGAACTGTATAACGGCTTATAATTTTTGCTTTATTCATAACCTTATATTTTTATCGTGCCCAACGGAAGAACAACCAAGCTCCACTACCAGATGAAGAACTCAATGAACCGTGATACAAGAAAATTGCTACACGTCTCGCTCCTCCTACGTTTACATAATCAACGTCTTCATTATCTACAATCTTTCGTCCATTGCCTTGTACTGCTACATTCGCTGAATTTACTTGATTAACGATAATCATTTGACCGTCCAAAGGACTTGAAGGCAAAAACAAGTTCCTATTTTCTGTATTCGTACATGTTACAAATGAACAATCATTAGCAAGATATAAGTCAGTTTGTTGCATATTAGCTCGTCCATATGAAACACTTCCTCCTTTTAACTTAGCGAAGTAAGCATCAAAGACATCTACACCTGAAAGACTACCTTGAGTACAAAGAGCTGAAATAGCAGCGGCAATTCCAACCGAAGTATAACCGCCCAATTGAGTTCCTTGTCCTACAAATAAAGCAGCTGCCGCTCCATATATAGTTCCCCAATAATTTTCGTAGGAAGGAAGCTGAAAACCTTGATTAGTCAAAGCGTCCAATCTTATTCCTTCGGCAGAAGCTCTCAAAGCCTTACCAGCACTGTTATTCATATACAATCCGCTATCTTTACTCAAAGTAACGTTTTGTTGCGAACCAGGACTTGTTGCGTCTCTATTGAAAGTCAAAGAGCCATTTCCAAGATTCAATTGAGTTCTTCTTGTATATGTTGAACCGTTGACAGTAGCCTTTGATTGAACCAAACCATTCGATATATCTCCAATCTGATTCAGCTTTCCAATAGCTTTTGCAAATGCTTCGTCAAGACTATCTCCACCTGCTACATCAACTATGGAACCAGCGTAGTCTTTCGGCGCCCAATCAGGTGATAGTTTACTGCCCGTACCAGCGTGCTTTAACCAATACTGCATCTTTCTTAGAGCCGAATCAACTGTATCATTGTTATTGACGTATTCTGGGTTGACGGCATCGGTAAAGTCCGTTGATACTCGGATACCAGTTGCGTACTTGAATCTTGTAATGTATCTTTGGAACTTAGACAATATTGTCAAAAGAGCATCCCCCTTAGCAGCATCTGTCGGCTCTCCTCCTGTTTCTAACGCAGGAGACTTCGTTGCATAGAACTGGTCAGGGGCAACCGCCTTATCCAAAGCGTCTTGAGCATTCTTAATAATGTTCTGATTTTCCTTGCCTACATTCTGAATAGAAGTATTCAACGTTTGCATATCGGAGTCATACGTGTCCTTAGCAACAACTCCTCCCTTCTTATCCAAGATGCCTTTTATAGCAGCCGTAAAATTAAAGAAAAATCCACCGTTCCAAGATATTGAGTTACCAGTTACCTTCGATAAGAAAGAAGACAACCGATACTTAGCAAGGCTCCATACGTTGTTGCGTTGAATCTTACCCAGCACGTAGTCGTCAGCCGTCATATCAGGCACTACCTCGTTGAACTGGAATACCAACTTCTTGTTTACCTCATCAAATACTCCGATAACGTCATCAATCGAAAGATTGGAAGAAGTTACGTGATATTGAATGTTGGTACCAAGGTCATCAATCAATATATTCCCCAAAGCATCGCTGTACTGAACCTTAGTAGAAGTAATTGCTAATGCAAGTGCATTACTTCTATCAGTTATTTGGAACCATTCCCCTACGGACAACCTAGTATTCTTTGCCATATTTACAAGCTCGGAATAGGTTATTGCGGAAATAGTTGTTTGGTCAAGTACAACCCATTGCTTCAAAGTCGGGTCATATACCTTATGACGTTGCTGACTCGGAGTATTATCATACCAAATCAGTATAACGTTATCAGGTGGAGTGCTCCCAATGTGAACACCCGCAACCTGACCTAAATTCTTTGTTGTTCTCATAATTATCTTGAATAATTGTAAGTAGTACGTTTACTCCAAGCGGATATGAAGTCCATTGTTCCTTGAGCATACTCTCTCTTGGTAACAGTTCCGTCCTTCGTCTCCTTCATAATTCTCCACCCTTCGGTATCTTCAGAAGTGCCCATGGGTGCCCAACCATAATACTTTTCATCTGCCGATACTTCGTCAATAAACGGTTCAGGCAGATATTCACTGAACGTGCGCACTACTGGCGCATCTTTTTTAGTTACTTCCATTTTCTTCGTTATTTAGAAAGTTATCAAATGCTTTTACAAACGTTTCTCTCAGTCCACCCTTATTAGTGTCCTCCTCTTCATTTTCCTCAGCGTACAAGTCAAAAGGATTGGTTTCCTCATCATTCTCCTCGCTCGCTGTATCCTCTTCCTTTTCTTTCGGCTTTAATTTACCGTCAGCACCCATTTCCATTTCTTGACCTTGTTCTGCCATCATGGAAGCGTTTTTGTTCTGAACGAAAGTAGCATTGTTTGGAGCATCCCCTCCTTCCAACGGTTTCATTTCATATTTCTCACGTGCCTCGTTTACGGTCATAAAGCTATTAACTTTATCAATATCCATCTTCAGCTCTTCTTCGATAGTCAAACCATTCAAGCCTACGAATACAAGTTCAAAGTCAGGATTGATTTGCTCAATGATGTACTTGTTTATCTTTCTTTGAAGAAATTTGAGAAGTGGGTACAAACCTTTATCTTTGGAATGTTTCAGACGTTGTTCTTGACTTCCTTCAAACAATCCTCCGTTCCCCGAAGAACGACTGATGTCCCAGCCTATCTCGGAAGGGTCAATGGAATATATTGCGCAAGAAAGTTTTATGAGATATTCCATCCAAGAACTATACTCCATATCACGGTTGTTCTTCTGAAGGTCTATCCAATCCACGTCCGCTTCAACTACAGGAGTTTTCCATGACTGCATTACTCCTGTAATCATTGACTGCCATTGCTGCTTGAATTGCTGCAAGGCTGCTTCATTATTCGTTCCCTTTATTCTCAACAATCCTTTCGGAGCTGACCCCTGACTGAAGAAACGTCTATTGTATTCATCGCCCCAAAGCATTGAGGTAACAACGTTGATAAGCTCTTCAAGCTCGGAACATCCATACCCATTTGAGTATATAGAAGTAGAAGGATTGCGAACTCCAAAACAAAGCTCCCAAGGATAGAACTCATTAACCTTTACATTCTGATACACCTGAACATAGGCAGGATAATAGCCGTGAATCTTTGGCCCATAGTCGTTTCTATCTTGCCATACATTCGCTCCGTTGCGTTGAAAGAATACATTATCATAATCTTTATCAAAGTATGAGTCAGCCATACGGAATGTAGCGGCATCCGTAGCCATAAAACTCTCCAACTGCCCTCTTCGGTTTCTGATAAGCTCAAAGGTCATTTGGTCGTATGTTAAGGAGTCATCAACAATTTTTCTGATAAAAGTATCGAAGTCGTCATGCTCCCATTGACTTACATTGCCGCCTTTCAAGATGAACTCCGTAATAGCATAAGCAATTTTTCGGTCTTTGTTATCCATCTTTTGCTCAATTCCAAATTTAGGTTTCTTTCGGATAACGAAGCCTGTGGAATACTTATTTTCTTGAGGCTCGGCAAAGTCGGCTACTTGGTTTTTTCTCGTCTTGATAATTGAATTTATGATAGGTGTCTTCGACATTCTCTTCAACGTAGTGTACGTCAATGAAAACGGCTTATCCTTGTAGCCCAGATTGGAATTGAACTCCAATGGGTCAATGAAAAATGCCTTTGCGTTTTGCTCTACCTTCGGCTGAATAGCGTTGAACACTTGATTAGCTTTTACCATATCTTCAGGTGAATCTGAACGTAATGCTTTTTCAAGTGTCCTAAACTTCTTGGCCTTCAACTTTGCTTCTGCAAGTGCTATGGCATCTAACTGTTTAGCATATGAATTACCCATACTATTATTGAATCAATTTTTACTTTGACTATCCTATAACTGTAAAATGTGAAACAAAAAGAAAAGGAGAACATTTTTCATGCCCTCCTTTCCGAAACACTCACGTAAACTATCAAGACTCAAAAGATACTCCCAAAGTAACGGTTTTATCAGCGTCAGCCGTCCAAGTGCCAGGGTCACCACTATTCAAGTTACCGCTGGTAAGTGTTAGCTTGTATTCCCAACCGCTAATGATTTCAAGTTCTTTCGGCTCTCCGTTATTCAACGTCACCTTGTCTTCGATAGGTGAAGCACCGTCCTTCGTTCCCTCAAGATTTACTTCGCAGGTTGAACCTCCCGTGATGTTAGCAGTCAAAGTAAGTTTGAACGTTTCAGCTCCTAACTTCTTGACTTGCTCTCCTCCGTACATATATACATCGTACTCGGATTGATACTGGGCTGCCCACTCTTCGATTTCAGTCATTGAGGTTACAGTTCCGCACTTCCATGGGATAATCTTTTCAAACTCCGTATCACGAACACCATCGCACCACATGATAGTAAGTTTCTCAATCTTATCCTCTACCATGTCAACTCTCAACGTAGCTTTCTTGGTAGCATCTTCTTTGTTTACAATTACAAAATCTCTCATATTCTTGTTGTTTAGGAAATTACAACTTCACGAATATCAGTAATGCCGTTCATGGTGAATTTGAGTTGCCAAACTCCTTTCGGGTCATCTACTCCTAAATCATCCTTACAAGCAAACATTACGTTTTGGAAGTCTGATATTGTAATCTTCGTTCCCGATACTGTTCCAACCTTCTCTGAAGTTCCACCGAATGTACATGCGTCTCCGTTATGGGAAATTTCCAAATCAAACGGAGTTGCTAACACGGCTTTAACGGACTTAATAGCCAACCAAGACAATGACTCTTTTGAATCCTCGTATGAATACTGTTCCTGATACTCCGCTGATACGTGCTCACGATAAGACGTTTCATTGAATATAGGAAAGACGTCAATTGACAGAAACTTCGGTGTAGCAACCGCAACGTCAAGTTTAGCATCGTCAGGAGACATCGCCACTGCTTCGATACCAGTATTGTTAGCAACAAATCTTGATACCGTGGACAGGCTGATAACGCTACCGCCTTTGAATTCATTGATTACTCCTTCGATACTTCCCTCAACAGTCATGACGGTGAACATACTTTCGTAGTCGTCATACATTGAGTCGGTACGCAGGACAATCCTTTCATCAGGTGTAGCCGTTTTGAAAATGATAATCGTTCTCATATTACTCAAATTTATAAATGAATTACTTGAACTTATCTATAACTGTCCAACTTGTTTTCCACCTTCTGAGTTATCATGCTATCAAATAAGATATACCGAACTCCAAGGACATTATGAATAACAATGGCTTCATCCAAATACTCATATAAAACGGTATTGTCGTCAAACGTTGTTATCTCAATTCCTTCTCCTCTCTCTATATCTTCAACCAAAGCATCGAAAGCATCAATTGACGTTGCGTCCGTCATAAGGTCTTTTGACAGATACTTCATATTTTTGACAGAAGTATCAAGCTCAGAAGCCATCAGTTGTAAATCTACTTCCAATGGCTCCTTGAGTTCTTTTATTTTCTTTGAAATCGGCATATCTTACTTTGTTACCATAAACACCAAGTTCCAATTCTGTTTCATATCTCGCTCCATTTCTGAAACGTCAAAGCCGTGTTTCTTCAGATGTTTCCGAAGAGCTTTGAAACGTTTGAAGTCCTCCTTCAAGTCCATATTCATATCGAAGTTGTACTCAAAGATAATCTGGTCAACGTCTCCGAAGTCTGTACAGTTGATGAGTACTTCCCATTCAGAGCCTTCAATATCAACCTTCATCTTGGTAGGTTTGTACTTCTTCATAACCTCGTTGATATTTACGCACTCAACAGGAACACGTTTGCGGTTATGCTTTACCAAGAATGAATAATAATACGGAGCTTTACCCAGATAGAAGTCACGCACCTTATCGCCATTACCAACTACGGCTTGTTTGTGGGCAATTACGTTCTTTGCTCCGTTATCTTCTATATTCGTAGATAGAAATTCATAGTTCACATCTTCAGGTTCAAATACAATGACCTTTTTGACCTTATCGTATATGTCGCACGTGAACGCTCCGATATTACCGCCCAAGTCCAATACAATATCTTTCTTAGTAAGTTTCAAACCGCCCAACCCTACTGAGCGGTGAGTGTACTCGCTGCCTCGGAATACAGCATCAACAATATGTTTCTCCGTAGGAAGGTTTGAACGCCACTTCAAAGTCTTGCCGTCCTTCTCAGCTACTGCCAACGTGAAGTCACTCTGTACTTCTCGGAACTCCGAAAGACGTTTCACTTGAGCAATGAGCTTAGTTTGCTTGCAGAACGCTTCAAACTGACTTATCGTTACATTATGAAGTATCGGAGTTTTCTCCAAGTCAATGTTCCAACCTTCGTTCTCACAGGAGCCTTCACGGTTGATACGCTTTCTCAGCTTCTCCTTTTCTTCGTTGTCTTTTACTATGTTGATTGAAATATCAAACAACCCTCCCTTCTTCTCACGTACACTAAACGCAAGCAAGTTCTGAATAAGAACTTGGGTTGTAGTTTTCTTTTCTACAACCTCAAATTCCTTCTTCTCAAAAAATTCTACTAATTTCTTGTCCATCTTTTATTTCTTGATAATTGATTTACTTCTTGGTTGAAACTTGGAACGTTGTTTACCTTCTCCGATAATCATTTTCCAATACTTCTGAAATTCGCATAACCACATTTCAATCTGATGAAGAGTTATGTTACATTCTTCTTGTATTTCGTAGCAACCTTTTTCTTTGTTCCAATTCAAATACGGCATCGGCTCTCCTTTCTCCTTCGCTATCTTATTAAGCCATTTCTCAGCTTCGTCTTTCAGCCAATAGATAGCAGGCTTTTGTTCTCTGATTGTCTTCAAACTCGGATAGATAAGACGTATGCCGATTGAAGCACCTGGTCCAACGTTTGTGAAGTCATTTTGGTCAAACTTCATAAACTTTCGGTCAGTATATCTCGGAATGTAAGTGAAGTCCTGATAAAACTCATGAGCAATAAAGTCCGCAACAGCAGGAAAGGTTTTCAGATATTCAATTATATCTTCTGGTTTCTTAGCGGACATCACCGTAGCAATGAGCTTATTCAAGTTCTTATGGAGCGTTGGAACAACTACTCTCGTATAACAATAATCTCTCGGTTGGCCAGGTGTTGCTTGAGAGTTTATAAGATAAGCCGTTGTATATGGATTTTGTCCTGAACTCCGAACTCCTGCTATGAAACGGCTGAACTCGTCCTCATCATATTCGTCATAATCAGGAATACCATTGCGCCATTTAGAAGCGGCAATCAGTTCATCAGGTGATTGAGCCTGTTTAAGTCCTGACTTGATAGGTGCTCCGAATAGACTGGGTTGAACATACTTCCCCTTCGGCTCAAAAGTAAACGTTTCAGGATTGTTGAAGAAACGGAATACCATAAGTTTCCAAATCAAGTTCTTCAAAGAAAGACTTTCGTCAAGAAGAATGTTCTTGATTTGCCATTGACTGTTTCGGTCAAGTTCTCGGTAAACGTTTGTGAACTTTGACTCTTGAAAAATCTTGTTATCAGTCCAAGGTCTTTCCTTCTTGTCAATGAACCTACGTTTCCAAATCATTTGTCTTTCGTACATAGTCTCAAAGAATAATCTCAAGTGAGGCTCGTACACTTCCAAGCTCTCGTCTGGGAGCTTATCATACCATGCTGCTTGTTCAAACATAAATTATAAAGTTTTCGTATTTACTCTCATTTTGAATTCTCGTTTTGCTTCCACATTACCTTTCGCCATTAGCTTCAGCAAAGGAATTTTCTTCAATCGCTTAAAAGGTCGGTGAGCTGCATTTATTAACCTTGCTTCTCTCACTCCTAAATTACATCGTTGAGGATTGCCACTTGGATAGAATTTGCCGCATATATTCGTTGATAGCATAGGACAGTACCAATTACCATGGAACCCTGTTATTTCAAACTTAGTATTTCCCCATACGCTGTCTTCTGAATCTTTGACAATATCTCCTCGCTTAAAGTAGCTCCATACTTGTGGATTATCATTATCTTTTGGCATATCATAACATTTTACTTAATAACTATGGTAAGAAAATGAAAAGGAGCTACTTTCACAAGTAGCTCCTCTCCTTGTCGTTCATGCCTCCTTTCTGGTTAGAAACGTAATGCCAGCACCTGACGTGGTGAAAGTTCAAACTGCTTCTCGTCTTTGAGAGTTTTCAGTATTTCGCAAGCCTTGATATCAACTTTGATATTGCAGATAGCTCGTACAATGTCATTGTATTCTCTACGGCAATTTGCTTGTTCTTGGTTTTCGGGCACGTTACCTTTCTTGTCGTTTGCATCTTCGGCTGAAAGTGAGCTCATCATCTTTCCTCCTCCGTCATTGTTAGGTACATAGGTTTCTTCCCAATCATAGACTTTGTAACCGCAGTCCATTTTAATACCGTCTGTCCACCATTTGTCTGGGTCTTTCGTAGGAGCCTGACCGCAGTCCTTCAACTTCTTCTCGGCTTCGGCTTCTTTTACAGCCAAATCTGCCGTCATAGCAGGCAGCAGAACGGTGTCCACTTGGTCTTTAATCTCCTTACCAGTCTTAGACACTTTGATGTCTCCCTGATATGATAAAGCATCCATTACATCGGACTTCTCCATGTCTGCTTCGGCAGCAGCTTTTTCAAATGGATTTTCCTCCGATACTTCTTCACCCTTGCGGATTGAATCTTCATCCGCCATTACTTCTTGAACGTTTGAGAAACTCCCATAAATACGTCCAACCTGAGCAGCTCTCGCTCCTTTAATTGCTTTTTCAATGTCGTTCATGATTACTCTTTGATATATTTGTTATACAATACGTGAGCAATCCAGCCTGCAACGACACCGATTGCTAAACTCACAACGTTTGAGATTGATACCCAAACAGGAGTGTAGTGCATATACACCAACGCTCCGATAACTACGGCTACAATAATTGCAACCCAAATGATTGTTTTCTTTTTCATATCTATCAATGTTTATTTGATTGCCATACCATAAAAATTCTCTAACGTGTACGCTCCTTTATAACTGTATTTATTCTTTTGTTCGTTTACATCGTCAAGCATATTTTCAAGAAGGCTCTTGCCGTTCTTGGTCTGATAATCGGTATTGTTATAGACAGACAAATTCAACCACGTCATCTTCAAATTGAATAACACTTGTCCCAGCACCTCCTCTTCTTTCATTTTCGTAAACTCGGAGAAACGTTTGGCAATCCATTGAGCCATCGGTACAAGGTCAATATCCTTCGGCTCCTGATACGGAGAAATAGATTCAATAAACTTCTCAAACGCTTTTGGTCCAAACCCTGTTTTGAGTTTAGGTATATTGTCCGAAGTATCGCCCATGATTACTTTATAGAGTAAAACCTCAAATGGCTTTGTAGGAATGACCTGAATGTCGGTCTCAATATACTCATTCCAATAAACCTCTCTTTCAGGAATACAATACAAATTCAAGTTCTTAGAATTGTTATTGAACAAAGCTACGTTCTTGTTCATGATTTGTCGAATATCGGAATCACCAGTAACTATTACCAACGGCTCGTCCAAGCAATATCCGAAGTACAATGACCAAACGTACAGAAGGTCATCCCCCTCCGCTCCCATGACTCTACTCACAATCACTCCCTTTTTCCGAAGAAGAGCCTCAAACATATCTAATACGGTCAGGAAATGCTTGTAAAATGGGTCTCTGACTCTCGTAAGAGCGTACTTGTAATCATCGTAGATACTGTAACGCCAGCTGGATGAGTCAATAACAAATGCAACTCGTTTGATATGCTTAAACTTATTCAAAGCAAAACACATATCTATGATGCATTTGCGTAACAATACTTGTTGTTTCTCCTTATCTTGGAGAACTTCTCCCATGTCTTGACCCTTATAGTAGGTTGAGAAAACGGAGAATGTTTTGTGAAACAAATAGTTTCCGTCAAATAATATATTCATGATTCAAACATTTTCTTATAATAACTATGGGAGACATCCCGAAGGACAACCCCCATAATCACAATCAAAGTCATATGGTTTATTTAAGCAATTTCACTCCATCGGCTTGACTCTTCGCTCCCGCACTTACTTGTTTGTGAAGCTCCGTGTTCTTGCCGTCTTTATATCCGTAGGCTCTGGCTGAGTCAAAATTTTCTCTTCTCGCTCTTCCTCTACCAACCTTGTACTTGTTTTCAATATACTCTGTAACGGCTGTGTCATTACGAACTACCAAAGCGGTAACTTTCGCTCCATAATCCAAGTCTTTCGCTTTTTCTCGGTCGCTCTCCTCTTTCAGCTTAGCATCCAGCCCAGCTGCACAGCCCATTAGGTAACTTCTCTGATACTTATCCATACTGATAGGCTTCATAGCGTATTCCATGGTTTTCTTGTATTCTTTGAAACGATTTTTGGAGAACGATACGAAACGTTCAGTAAGCATTCCACGTAACCACTTAACGGTCTCAATATTTTCCTTCTTACCAAAAATCATTAATCTCTTGTAAGTGCCTCCTACTTGAAAACATTTACAGAAATTCCATTTGCAAAGAACGTATAACAAACGGAACTCCCATTCTCCTCCAATACTCTTGTATGTGAATCCGTCCACTTTCTCTTCAAGCACAGTGTCTTTCGCTTTCTCCTCATCCGTTCCAATCTCATCCATAGACAAGTTGTACTGGGTAAGAAGTCTTTGGATAGCTGCAGCAGCTGCGTTTGCTTCTCCTTCGGAGTTAATTTTCTTTGCACCTTCGTAAAGGTTTTGTAACTTTCTCAGCTTCTTTAATACGCTGTCTAAATTCTGATTTGTTGCTTCCATATTCTTTGAAATTTACTGTTTGATTTACAATCTTTATTTCCAATTACAGTACGAAGGTACGGAGTTTTCTTCAAACTGCAAAATAATTTCCAAACTTTTTTCGATTTTAACCCAAAATTTAACGTTTATGCTACAAAATCTTGTATAAAACCAAGAAAATGCTTAGCTCTCGTGTACGCTACATATACCAAATTACGTTCTTGTTCTGCCATCCAAGGAACGGTCATACAATATTTCAAATAGAGCTTATCTTCACATATGATGAATACTCTGTCGCTTTCCAATCCCTTAGATTTATGAATAGTGCTCAAGCAAATTCCGTTCTTGTTATCATCGGAGAAAATCATGTCTATACGGTCAATGACTTCTTGGGAAGTTACCAACCCCTCTGATAGAACTTCGATAGCTTTCAGCTTGTCCTCGTAGTTCTTGTACATTTCGCTCTCCTTCGCTTCGGCTTCAGTGCATCCCTGCTTTGCTACCACCTTTCCGATTATCCGTGATAATTCCCTTTCAAGTCGCTCCATAACGTCCTTAATCTGCTTGCGATTGGTTTTCTTTATCATGTTAATAAGATTGGTTCCAATATCCCTTCCCTTTACATATGCTTTCACTCCTCTCCCGATATATTGCATACACAATTTTACTAACGGAGCTGAAACCCTACAAAGTATCATATCACCATCCTTAACATCCGCCATAACGCTCTCCCTACTAACTACACCTGCTGGTGCACCTGCTCTCGCTTCTATCTGAGGCACAATATCTTTCGCCATATTGATTATATCCGTATCGCAACGGTAACAAACTGACAGAGGAAGTTTCACAGTATTCGGAAGGCTCTTCAAAAGATTGAAACTTTCAACGTCCGCTCCAGCAAATCCATATATCGCTTGTCTTGGGTCTCCTACGGCTACAAATCTACCATTCGGCTTCAAGCATTTCAAAAATAAGTTTCTTTGAGCGGCATTAAGGTCTTGACATTCGTCTATGAATACCCAATCATATTTGAACATATTGATTTGCTTAACATTCGGAAAGTATATCATGTCCGTAAAGTCTATGGTTTGAGTTTCTATTTCTCCCCAATTTATTCCCTTAATAGCAATATCAACTTCGTTATCTTCCAAATCAATGTTATGCTTCCAAGCAAGCTCTTCCAAATCTCGCTCCGATTTAACCAAGTTTACTCTGCCAAGGTCAATCAGCTTCAAGATATTTTGCTTCCAAGTTGACATCTGTTCAGGCAGCAACTCGGACTTCGGAGACAGAGAAGAGTATTTGATTCCATTATTAACCCAAGCCGTATATTTATCAGGCTGGAGTTGAGAGTTCAAAGCTCTCATGGTAGCAGATGCTCCTAAACTATGAAGCGTTTTTATATCTACGTTATTGAGATTGCCTACTTTTATTTTCAACTCCTCAACAATAGCTTTGTTGAATGCTAAAAATAACACTCTCTTGTTCTTCGGTATAAGTTTCAACGCATTTACAATCGTTGTAGATTTACCTGAACCTGCTACTGCGTCTATAACCGCATTGCCTTTGCCTTTCTCAATGTAGATGTAAACTACCTTTTGATATTTACTCGGAACTATTGCCATAATCTTTTGACTTTGTTGATTTCTGATACGAAGTTACGGACTTATTTTGTAACCGCAAAACTTTTTATAAGAAACTTTGCTAACTTTAACTTTTGTTAAAAGAAAAGGAGCTACTTTCACAAGCAACTCCTCTCCCAATGAGACAACTAAAAATTAAACATTCAATATCAAGTTATCCTCCTCAGCAAGTTTAGCAAGTTTCTCCTCCGTAGGCATCCAACCGCAAACAAAGATTATCTTATGTCCTTGTTGTTTAGCGGCAGCTCGCCACGCTTTGGAAAGATTTTTGAAACGCTTATCGTTCATATACAAATCAAAGTCTGAAACGGATATTTCCCACCAAGTATTGGTCATCGGCTCGTTCCCCGATTTATAGCCATAAGCAATAACTCCATCTTTCAAACTCTCAACTTTCTTGAGAATACTTAATATAAAACTTTCAATTTTCATTTTACTTCAATTCACAGGCTCCTCCCGAACATCCTACTGCTACCATGTCGCCTGAAAAGAAGTTCTCACGATTGCTCATTATTTCGTTGAAATCAATATCGTGAGTTTCAAGATATTCTTTGATATCATTGAATTCCTTTTCGACTTCTTTGGAAGACAAACGCTGGAATGGAGCGTTATCATATATTTGGTCGCCCATCTTAGGCAACAAACTTACACCAGTGAATAAATAGTCGTTGGTAAACAATACAGCTGCTACCTCATCCCACTCATCGTCTCGGACTTCTACGGTTGCGGAAATATTGTTTGATACCGCCTTGACGTTCACACTTCCCTTGTTTATCCAATAATGTTTAACCATTCCAATAAACTTGAGGTGTTCAACGGCTGATACATCATCTTTAAGTACCATGTTCGGGTCATTGGATTCAATCGGGAAACTTATCACCGCTTCATCCCCTCGTAACACCTTCACCAACGGAGTATCTTTCAGTGCTATAAACTCTGGACTGTAAGTCTTGATACGAACTCTACGCAAATACTTCTCGGCATGAGCTGGATGAATACCGCTACAATACAAACCAAGAATAGAAGAAGCATTGCCGCTCGGTTTGATTGTTGTACAAGTGCGGCTCTTATTTATACCGAAGACAGATGCCCAATAAGCATTGGTCTCTGAAACTTCCTTCGCTCCTTCTCTTAATACCTCACCCCGAAGATTAGGATTGGCATAAATGCCTGTGATGCTCACTCCTACGGCTCTATCACGCTCGGCTATTTCTCGTGAAGCAGAAGACAGATATTTGAAGTCAGTATAAAGAGACTGAATGGTTGCCACGAAAGATGCTACACGACACGCTTCCAAGAACTCTTCTTTGTTTTTCACTCTCTCGGCATTTATCTCTACAAGATTGCAGAACGCAAACCCTGACTTGCTGTTGATAGCAGGCTCCATTACTATTTCGCCGCAAGGATTGACCGTGTATTTGAAACTCTTTACGTTTACAAAACCTGGCTCGCCAAACTGACGGATAACTTGTAGCTTGTCTTTCATTTCCTCATAACCCAGTGGGTCAGATAAGGTAGCAAGAATACTATTATTGGCCATGGCTCTTTGAGGATTGTCAGTCCACCAGCTTCCTGTCTTAGCTCGGAGCATCAACTCATCGTCTTTGTCGAACAAAGCAATCATAGCAGAACGTCTCACCCCTCCGCTCACAACGCTATCCGCTATATAACAAATAATGTCATGAACTTCGATACTCGTGAGCTTTCTTCCTTGAGCAAGTTTCATGACTTCTTTGATATGATTATGAGCTTTTATCAACGGCTCTGGGCCAGGTGCGATAAACTTACCATCAATCAAAGCTCCCTCTGGGCGAATAGCATCAAATACTATATCAGGAGCTTTGCCCTCAAATAGAGCTGTCATAAGTTCTCGGATTGAATCAGCCCAACCTTCGATACTATCTTCAACAAAAAATTGAGGTCTTTGGTCTCCGTTATACGGCTGAACCGTTGGTAGTTTGTCAATGTATTCCTTATGGAGTGAATAACCTACTCCGCAACCGCATAATAAAAGATACATAATTTCACTGAATACCTCTATGCGGTCAACGTAGGTAGAACAGCAGTTGTATAATTTCGCTTCATGCTTCAAAATTCCGCTTGTTAATTTCGGAGAAGCAAACTGACGTCCTCGCTGGGAAGATAGAATTTTCTTTTCATTCTCCAACCATTTCGCTTCTTCAATCATTTCAAGCGTTTCTTTACTTAGCAAACCCAGCTTCTCTAACTTGACCTTGTGCATTTCGTAAATGCGGTCAATAGTTTCATTCCAGTGCTCAAGTCCTCCGTCCTCTTTGCGTTGAGAATACTTAGACAAGAACACGTAGTCTGCTAACAAATCAATACCGTTACATTTCATTTTGTTAATCATTCTTTAATTGTTCTTTTAATAGGTTCAAGTGAACAACTTCATCTGCCAGTAGTTTAGCAAGCAATTGAAGTGCTACTTTTATAGTCTCGGTTTCCTGAAGTTTCAAGAGCTTCTTCTGTAAGTTCTCATAGAAGTCAATTGTCTTCTCTTCCGCACCGATTGCTATTTTCACAGCTTCCTCTGCGGTCTTTCCAACTGTAACTCCTGAATTGTTGTACCTCTGGTCAATCTTTCCTCCGATTTTACGGATAAAGTCAGACAGCTTATCGTAGTGCTTCATCTCAGTCAGAGCAATGCCCAATAGCAGCTCGCCTACGTCCTCAAACGTAGCTTCCTGAGTAGTGTACATATGAATGGCTGTAAGCTCGGAGAAGTCATTGGTACCATTAAAAATGGGATAGAACCATTCAGCCATTACCCCATCATCTTGTTTCGCCTTATCGTAACTTGGGTATTCAACATTTGGGTCAGAATAACGCATAGCATTAACAAGCCCATTAGTCAAATCGTCAAGTTGATTTTTACTCAACGGCTTTTTGATTGCAAAGTCTTTCATATTCTTTGAATTTTCGTTCTTGTTCTACATCATTCATATCACGTCCAATAATGGAGCTTTCCAATACTTCGATAGCTCCGTCAGAACTCTTCCTCATAATAGTGGCAACGGATAAATCACCTTTGCGGTCTGCTAAATCCACGCCAATGAAATATCCGTTGTTATTTGTGAATTGCCTAAACATTACTTTGTACCTGTATGTCCAAATCCACCTGCTCCTCTTTCCGTAGTCTCAGAGAACTCTTCAACAAACTCAAAGTCTGCCTGAACAACATTCTCTACAAATACAAACTGAGCAATCCGTTCTCCCTTTTCAAATCTCACTTCTTTGTCTCCGTGATTTATAAGAAGGATATTGCACTCACCCTGATAATCGCTATCAATAGTGCCAGGAGCATTCACGCAAGTTATACCGTGTTTCATAGCAAGTCCGCTTCTCGGTCTTACTTGAACTTCCATATCTTCGGGCAATTGCATATAAATACCCGTGTGAATCATCTTGCGTTCATTCGGCTGAATAGTGAAGGTTTCATTTGCTCTAACATCAGCTCCTGAACTTCTCGGAGTAGCATAGACAGGAGCCTCACCCCCATCTTTCAAAATCATTTTTACTTTTCTTTGTTTCATATTTATTGTTATTAAATGAACAGTTTCTCCTTATAAAACGCTGATTAAAGGAAAGTATATTTGAATCCAGTAGTTATCAAGTTAGCTCCTAACTTAGCAAGCCAGAAACTTGATGAAATATCATCGTGCTCTCCTACTGACTCAAGTCCTTTATCGGTAAAAGCTACCGAACCAAGGTCACTGAATATAAGGTCTTTTACATCTTGTGAATACTTATCTCCCACTGGAATATGTATCTTACCTCGCTCAAAGTCAATTGCTAAACCTGGCCATCCTGTCTTCAAATCGTACTTATCTATACCAGTGGTATGTCCTATAACTGGCAACCCCTGTTTATCACTTTCTTGAACGAATATCTGTTGGAAAGTGTTTTGCTCCATAACCATGCTATCAGGTCTGAACCTTGCATTGATACCTCTCAATATCTGCATCTGTTCGTGAAAGGTCTTTCCCTTATCCCGATAGAAGTGTAACAACCAACGTTCCCCAGTCTCGTCATCTACTCCCCAAACCGTGAACACGGTGTAGTCGCTTCCTACGTTAGCAGAAATAGCAAAGTCGCAACCAACGACAACCTTGTTAAACTTAATCGGAAAGTCATCCCTATTCCGCACCAGCGTGTAGTTCTCCATACGCACTAAAGAGCGTTCCAAAACTTTCAATGGGAATATAGATGCTTCATTGGTAATAGGTCGGCATAAGTTCTCACGGCTGAAGATGATGTTACCTTGCGTTGATTTCTTATCCATAAGGTCAAAGAAACTCCAACGCTGTGGCCACAATATACGTCCGTCAGGAAATATAGCAGGATATTCTATAACAAACCATCCGTTTTTATTATGTGTAGCAAACTTTGATTTGCTCCTCAAGTCTCCGTATAAGTCCGAAGCGTGGAACGGTGTACCAACGACAACTATCTGTCCACCTGGCACGAGCATGTTCATAATAACCGCATGGAAATAGTCAATGCTCTTCTGCCTTTGTAGGGCACTGTAAATGACGTTATCTTTCAGTCCGTCATCTACTACTATCCAATATGGGTGAGCACCACGTACTGATGACCCAAACCCCTTACACGTCAACCTCGCTCCGTTCCTACATACTATGTTCGTACTCGCCCACGCTCCGCTATTCCTTGAATCGGGAAATAGCCTGTCTTTGAGAATATCATTGCTCTCAATTGTTCCTTTCAAAATCTCCATAAGGTCAACGGACTGCTGTAGTGAGAAGCTAAACAAATACCCACGATTGGAATTGCTCTTCGTAGGTCGGGCAGAGAATACACTTGATTTCGGTTTTGCGTAGGAATAGAGCTTCCAAGCACAATAGGCATTTGAGAAATAATACGACTTACCATGGTCACGGGCAGCGTTGATACATAATTTATTGTATCGGTGCACCAAGTCTCCCCATTCCAAATGATGCCAAGACAATTGGAAGTCGGGCATTACCGAAGTAATAAAGTAAGTAAGGTTGCGTGTCCGCAATGTTTCTTCGATAGACTGCGAAAGTCTATCTGTATATTTCGGAGCAAAGTCAATGTTTGGGTCTCCAGTGTACATAACCTGATAAGTATCTTTCATCAAGTTATCTAATACCCAATCCAAGTCTCCTCCTGAACCTTGCATGAGCTCCAATATTCCCTTATCGTCCATGCCGTCAATTATCTCATCTACTATATTGAGACATTCCAATTGATGCATCGGAGACTGTAACAAGGTCACAGGAGCTTTCGCAATTATGTCTGGTACTGTTGCTATCATATCAATCCTCTTTATACGACAAAAGCTAACAAGGATTGTACCCTGTTAGCTCTCAAACTCTTTTATGGCTGTTTCCGCTTAATACTCGATTGTCTCGTCAACGGCTCTTTGTAACTCTTTATACATTTCATCTTTTTGATCTTTCGTCAATTCAGTATCGGCTTCAATTGATGCCTTGTAACGGAGAATGTCGTTATTCAACGCTTTGCACATCGCAAGAACTTCTGTCTTAATAGTGTCATGACATTTCTTCTTGCTGAAGTTGAGAACGAACTCATGGTGCCCTTTTGTAAAGCGTAACATTCCAAATGCTCGGAGTAACTGAAAGACTTGGTCAGCCTTATTATGAGTCAGGTTGGTCGCCTTAACAACCTCCGTTCTCGTAAATACACGTTGCTCTGCATTCTCAATCGGTTGACCCTTCGTAAGTATCATCCATAGCTTCACGCATTGGTCTTCAGCATGTAAACGATTGGAAGTATCATTCAGGAAGTCTCCCAAACTTCTCACTTCCTTATCTTCTCGGTCTCTGACGCTCAAGTAGTCGTGAATAACTCGGTCTTCAAGAATTACAACCTCAACGCCTTTCTCTTTTGCGTAGTCGGTAACTTTTCTTGAAACCTCAGGCTCAAGACAAGCCATTATTAGAACGGAACGCTCAGCAGGCAGTTTCGTAGGCTTTGCTTGGAACTCCTCAGGAGCCTTCTGTTCATCGGTCGCTTCTTTCGGAGCTTCCTCAACTTTCTTCCTTCCTCTCGGCTTGTAAGTACCAGCTGCCTTTGCAGCTTCAATCTCTTCTTTCGTTCTCCGTTTACGTTTCGGAGTTTCATTTGTTTCAGACATACGATTTTAATTTACATTTATTGATTACTATAACTGTTTATTCTGAATAAGAACGGAGCAGTCATTGCTATTAAGTAGATAGTTCAACGCACTCTACGCTACCATTTTTGTTACGACTTCTCACAACCAGTTTTGCTCCGTTGTACTTTTATAAACTTTGTTAGCTTATTTTGCTCCACACTTAAACTCAAAGAACTCCGTACCCTTCGCTCTGCCGTCTGAAGCTTCAACAGCTCCTTCTCCCTTCTTCGCTCGGAGCTTCTTAGCAAACCAACGGAACAAGTCGGCATTCGCTTCTACGTCATTCATAGCTCCGTGAGCATCTGTAAGTCGTATCTTTGCCCGTTCACACGTTGCTCCCAAGTTTATCTTTTCGTCTCCATTAAGTCCGAATGCTAATTTGGCCAAAGGATAGGTATCAATAAAGTTATCGTAAATATAAAACCAAAAATCTTTACTTCTCAAATTCAAAGCACACGATAACATACGGTGGTCAAAAGGAATGTTATGACCTACTGATATTAAACGTCCCATTTCCTTCTTCTTTGACTTCGCTCTATGGTTTTCCCAGAACTCCGTTGCGGTTGCTACGAAGTCTTTCAATACCATCCCCTTGTTAATATCGGACATACTTACCATTGTTCGGTCAAGAGCTTCTTGCTCTATTACCAAATTATTATAAGGCTTGACGAAAGTCTCCCAACGGTCAACCTCTTTCAAAGTCTTATAATCAAGAACAATTGCGGCATACTGCGTTATCGGATTAAGATTTTCATCCAAACCTCCTGTCTCGCAGTCGTGAACTATGTAATTACTTTTTATCATATCTTGTTATTAAATGATGAAACCGTGCAACGTAGGTATTAACCTTGTCCACACGGTTTCTATATGAATCAAAGAGACTTATTTGCCTTCATCTTCTTTCTTCTCCTCTTCACTCGGAGCTTCGTGGTGTCCTTCCGTGCCTTCGGGTGCTTGCTCTTCGGTTTTCTCTCCTCCTTCGGTATCTTCGCCTTCACTCGGTTTCTCAGAGCCACCTGCGGCATTCTCTTCTTTGTCCTGACCGAATATCATAGCAAAGATAATGCAGCCTTCACGGGCATCGCAAGTTTCGCACTTCTCACGGTCAATCTCCATACCTTCGTTGAGTTCCATATCAACCTCCAACTTGCCGTCTTTCTCATCAACGTGTATCGGTCTGCCGAAAGGTCTGAGCGGTTCAGCAATTTCCTCAATCGTTCTTTCGCTTCTTCCTCTTCGATAGCCTTTGTTGAACTCTTGACGGGCAACATGTCTTGTTACTTCCTCACTTGCCTTTGCTGCTTCGTTGATAATTCCTTCAACAATCTCGACAAGTTCTTTCTCGGAGTATTTTCTGCCTTTTGGAACAATCAACCCTTCAGTTCTGTTCATCACCATCTGTACTGCGGCAGCACCATCTACATTTCCCCTTCTCCTGTAAGTATGATTAGAGAACCATAGAGCGTTCCAAATCATAACTCTTTCTTGCTTCGTGAGCAATAAGCTCAAAATAAATCTTTTCAAACGTTTCATACTACTTCTTTTTTATTGTTGTTAATAAATCAAATGATTCCCATCCTTGCGTATATTTCAACGTCCACTTGCCTTGTTCGTCTTTACGGTAAATTACAACGTATCTTTTGCGGAACTGTTCAGGCTCCGTTCCCACGCTGGGGTGAGATACTTGTTCTTCAAACGGAGCTACTTTCACAATCTCTCCTTTTTCGTAAGGCTTCAGCAAATACTTATTCCAAGGCTTGCTCGGAGCTTCGGCATTCACTACAAGAAACTTTGGTAACTTTTCTTTCTTTGTTATTGCTTTCATTACATTCTTCTTTTGTTAAATTGTAATTATAAACTTTGGGAGAAAAAAGAAACGGAGAAAAGCAAACATAATTCGCCAATCTCCGCTCCCAAAGATTACTGTTGCCAAAAGCTACTTCTTAACTTTCTTTGCTGGTTTCGGCTCTACTACCTTCTTGATAGTAGTAGTCGGTGTGAACTTCAACGTGTGACTTTCCTTCACGTCCATCGGTTTCTTGGTCAACGGATTGATACCCTTGCGAGCAGGGTTGACCTTCTGTTTGAACTTACCAAGCGTAGGCAGGTTCACTTCGTCACCATCCTCAACGCAAGCCTTTACGATTACAGGACACATTGCGTCGATTACTTTGTTCACGTCTGTCTGGGTCATCCCAGTTTCCTTAGCCACTGCGGCTACCAATTCATACTTTTTCATTTTTCTTTACAATTAAAATTTAACAAAATGTAACGGTACTATAACTGTTATCTACACTTCAATAACGTTGAGACCTTCTAATTTCAGGAGTTCCATCAGCCTGTCCCATTTTCGGTCTCTGACTTCTTCCTTGATATACCACATAGATAGGTCGGTTTTATTTATAAACTGCCCTGGATTGAGTCCTTTGTTTATCGTGATACCGAACTCCCAGTGAGCAGTCGGTTTCTCTACAAATCGCATATCCTTCTCAAGGCAGTTGAGGTCATAGGCTGATATAACAATTCCTTCCTCTCCGAAGTTTATCATTGTTTTCTTCAACCGCTTCGGCTCGTCCTCCTCAGGCTCCTCTCCGAAGTCGTCATCATCTTCCTCATCGTCAAAGTCCTTTGCCTTCTTCGTTGAGGTTTTCATCTTCTTTTGATACTTCGGTTTGCCGCTTTCTTCGGGTATCTGACTGACTCTTACTTTGACCATATTACTTGTTCTTTATTGCTTCTAAAAACTTGTTACCTTTCTTCTTCCACCACTCTCCGAATTGAACTTGACTCGCAGGTTTCTTGCCTTGATTATACTCTGTGAAAGCGTGATGCATAATCTTAGCAAAATTCACAAGAGCTTCTTCAAACAAGTCCTCTTCACATTTCAGCATCAATCCTTGAGCAGCGAAAGCATCTGGATTCATTCCATTCTCGGAACTTGAACAAGCAACTATGCTTTCACATTCCTCGTTTTGTTCTTTTATCACCTTGTCATAATCGGAACTACACCAATGACGACAAAAACTTTCTTGATTTACTATCATAACAAACCTTCTTGTCTAAATTCTGATAATACGTTGTTCTGTGCTCTTATAAACTCTGTGGCTAATGCCCATGCTTCTCCGCTCAACATTCTTATACCAGCTCCATAGAAGTCCCAAAAGAAAGTTTCTATTGCGGTCTGAACACCATACACTTCATAACTGACATTCTCCTTTCTCAGCGGAATGAAGATATTCATGTTGTAGTCGGTTATGTGGACAATCGCTCCTCGCTCTCCTTCGTTCTCGGTTATTTCCTTGACGAAACACTTATGGCCATACTTCCTTCCACCAAGCTCATCTACAAAACCCATGTTCCGTATGCTAATATCTGCTGCTGATATTCTGCCTACTCCTACCGCATTTGGGTCTGGTAAGCACTTGACTATACATTCAAGCATTAATTGCGATACAAGGTGTTTACGTCTCCCGAATGCTAAACGCTTCAACCATTCGTTAGATTTTTCCAACGCTTCCTTGTCGGCTCGTAGGTCGTCATTGATTTTCTGATAATGCTTTCTTTCTTCCGCAAGCTCCTCCGATAGAAGCCACTGAGCAAATTTCTTAATCCAATTCATATTTACAATTTTTCAATGTTACTGGATAGGATAACTTTGATGGCTACCCCCTTATGAACCAAAGAAAGTAGCAAAGAAAGTTCATTCAATTATTTGTTATGTCTTTATTTCTGATAAGGAAGTTTTTTTGCTTTACGTATGTACATGTACGCTTACGCAGATTATCCCCCTAAACACCCCCTTATAGCAAAATCTTTTTGGCGGTTTCTTTTGGTATTGTTACGTTTCGTCAGACAATAAAATAATGATTGCTCGTGAGTTCCGCTTTCTCCTCCGAAGTCTTTTATCACCCCGAAGGTTGGAGTTCACGAGCAACCTTGCTATGTGTTTGGATTTACTTGCCTTTTATCCACTTATCATATAACTTTCGATAAGTTTTTATCAGCTTCTCTCTTTTGTTCCTTGCGTTCCTTTAATAGCTCGGATAACTTGAGCAATTCCTTGAAACAATGTTCCTATCAATATGACCGTACCTACGAAAACCCAAAAACTGCTGAATATAAATCTTACAATTTCCATATCATCCCCAAATTACATAGTTCATAAAATCTACTACACCGCTCCACCATTCTAATATCGGGAACATTACAAACCTTATAAATAGGATAGTCAATGTACCGTAGGTGAATAGTCTCCAATATCCTCTGTATTGCTCCTTCAGAACTCTTCTGCCGAAACGTCCGTCAATTGCGTGTAAGATGCTTTTCCAAATAGGCTCTTTTCGCAATTTCTTGATGATATTATCATAACACTCGTTATCGGAGCTTTTCAATAATACCAATAAATCTTTCTTTTCCTGATTATTCAAAATGATAAGTGCCATATTATTTCTTGATTTTTGAGATTATTAACGTTGCTAACAATATAACTAACAAACATCCTACTCCGATAAGCGACTTGATTAAACAAGCGTTCATAAAGTTTCGGAAACTTCCCCAAACTACTTCTATGTAAATCCAATTAGCTACTACCGCAACTACAAGGACTATGACTGTAAATGCTATTCTTGTTTTCATTTTCTTTGTTATTTACAATACGAAGGTAGAAACTATTTTACAAACGGCAAAAGAAAAAGCGAAAAATCTTTGTAGAAATTCCGCTTTTTAACTAAAATGCCCAAACTTTTAACGCTTTCGCCAATATCCTTTGTTACTATCCCAATAAACTCCTATACTATCAAGATACTTTTGTTGGTCATCGTCTATCTCGGTATAATTCCAGTCAGTCTCATCGTCTGGGCTACCAAGATAATCGTTCAAATCAACAAGGTCTTTCGGTACGGTCTGAACTTTCGGAGCTAAAATTTCAGGCTCTATGGTACTTCGTTCCCTCCGTACCTTCGGAACAGTATCATAAGACACACTTACAAGCTCATAGGTGACGTTTCTCCATACCTCCGAAGTATCTGTATCACTTACCTTCTCCCGATATGTTACTGCTCTTGGGTCTTTGCGTTCAAACCCTCCGTTGCAACCGCTGAAAAGTAGTAAACAACCGATAACTATCATAACCACTAAAACGGCTATACATCCGTATCCAGCTGACGCTCCTTCTCTTGGGTTGGTCGGCTCTTCAAAATCATTCTGTATCATAATCGTGAATTTTCAATCCGTTGATTACTTCGTAGCCGTATTGGTGACGTAGTACATCCTCAATCGCTTCTCGCTTCGGAGCTTCAACGATAAGATTTTTAACTTGTTTGATTTGTTCCTTTCGGTTTTTGCTACCAAAGAACTTAACCTTGAATTTCTTCAAATTCGACATCTTCTGCTTGTTCTTTTATTTTGTTTAACATTATTCTTTGCTCTCTTGTAAACTTCTGTGTAGGTGTTCCGAATATCCTCACCAATCCTTCTTCTCTCACTCTGCCTTCGTTATCTACAAAACCAGTATGGAATGCAAAGTCGGATAAATTGGGAACGAACATTTCAAAGAAGTCCATAACATTATTGCGTGGGTCTCTTTCAGGCATTCTCCTCAACTTTATCGGTTATTGAAAACGCTCCTTCTCCTCTTACAAAGAAAATGCGTTTGCCGTTTGGATGCCACCACAAGCTCGCTTCGTTAGAAGTATAAGCCTGAATGAATCCAGTACTCATTACGTCCTTAGAAGTCGTTGGGCTCTTGCTTATTTCTCCGTACTCAATCTTGAAGTCAGCAAGTAGTTTCTTTGCCCTACCAAACTCCAGCTCTTCGTGAACTTCTTTGAAGTCAGCCAAAAACTCCTCCTCATCTATTGGAGTAAGCAGTTCAGCATTTGTTCTATACTCTTGTTGTTTATCTACTATTGCGATAAGTAGATACGGAGCTGGAACGGTAACTTGATGAGCTTCCAAGCCCATGAGCTTACACATTTCTTGAATCCTTCTCGGTCTTTCAGCTATCTCTACAAGATGCTGTACTTGCATTGACGGCTCAATCTTTACGTACTTGCCGTGATACTTCTTTTTGAACTCTTCTTTTGTCATGATAAATTCGATTTTATAATTTCCATTTTGTTCATTATCTTTATTCGATAACTTTGAGGTGCTTTCGGATTGTGTAACTTAATCGCTTTATCAATACTTTTGCTGGGATTGTAGTGTCCTTGAAGTATCTCAAACATTTCCAAACTCTTCTCGGTATCGGTACGACAACTCAAGTCATACTTATCTTCACCAAGAATGCGGTTGACATCCTTGACGTATATAGGAGTAATTTGTAATATCCCTACATCGTTGGTCTTGCCTACCGCATCTGCTTTGCCTTCGCTTTCTACCTGAATCAATGCCTTAACGAATATATCCCATTCGCTCGGCTCTTTCTTAATCTCTTGCTTTAATACATCCGCTTTCTCGTTGTTGAAATCATTCGGTTGGTAGCTGTTAATCTCGCAACTTGAGGCTATGACTAACATTAGCAACATAATCAATTTTCTCATCTTTACTTAATTTGGTGAAACACTCTACGGAGTATCCAATCAACTCCGCAATATATCATTATTCCCAATCCTCCGTGCATTACCAAAGAAGCAAAGAAACTGAATGTCGTATATTTACCATACAGGCTCCAAGCATTGTACGCACAAAGCATTATCGCTACTACTATACCCATACATACCAGTATGTTGATAGCTTTTGCTATATTATATTTCTTGTCCATTGTTATCCTCCTTTTCTTTGAACTCTTCAGGGTGTCGTCTCCGATACTCCTCAATGACTTTATAATTGTTTACTTTGATACCAAGCTCTTTTGCTATCTGCTCAAGCTCAGGCATTGCTTCTACTAATGTTTTACTCATAATGATTTATTTGTTAATATTTCGATTGCTTCACCCTTAGTGATAGCTTTACCCTCATAATGGAAGAAAGTCTTGCTACTGCCTTGTATTCTTTCCGAAATACGCTGAATCAGTAGTTCCTTCTCATCCTCCGTAGGAACGTAGCTATTCCAATAATCTTTCATTAAAACTTGTTCCCAATTTTCTGAATAGTCTGGAACGTTGAAACCACGCCTTATACATTCTTCGTGTATTTGTTTGTAACGGTCAAGAGTGAATTGAGCCTTATCCAAGAAGAATGTAACATGTCCAGTTCCCAAACAAAACTTCTTTGGTATTCTTTTCAAAGCTCCGCTTATATAAGATTTAACGAAGCAATCAGGCAGTCTCTTTATTTCTCTGTGCTCGGCAAGAAGATGCTCGTCAGTCAAACAACTTACTGATATAGCACTATTTATTCTTGTCATACAATTTAATTTACAATTGTTTGTTACTATTAACTTTGGGGCAAAGATTATACTTGCAAGCTCCTCCCGCATTTCCTTCTCTGGTACAAACAGCTCTCTGTACCTTGTTAGCATCCATTGTCCATTTAAGGCTCGGACAGTCGTTTTGCTTTGCGTAGAAGGCTTTGACCTTCTGTAACTCGTTCTTGTTCATTTCTCGGACTTTTGTTTGTTATACAATATCGGATAAATACTTTCATAATATCCCAATTCTCTACATATGCTAATAACAGTTTCACGGTCATATTCTCCCAAAGCCATATATTCCTCTTTCGTTGGGTCTCGGTCTAAAACCAATTCCATAGTGATATCAACGTACTTGTCGCCTACCTTATTCCAAGCATGCTCTATTCCGAATGCTCCGCAGCAAGTCATCTTTCCTTCGACATATTTGACCTCTGGGTAGATATGGGAGAATAATGTTGCGTTGCGGTAACATTCCTTGACCTTTGGGTTGACAAACCTCTTTATTGCCTTTATCTCGGTATCTGTAAACACCTCCGATAATCGTACAACCTCAATAGGCTTTGCGTCTTTTAGCATCTGACGGTAGAACTCCGCTTGTCTTCCTTCTTCTCCGATTAACTTGGCAAAGGTACGGAGTTCTACAATCAGGCTATTTTCTTTCACTTCTTCCATGGTCTCTTTCTTGTAACTTGGCTTGAAGGCTTATCTTGGTTCTTTGCTAACTTCTTCAATTCCTTGAGAGTACAATATGTAGGCTCGTTATGTTCCTCAACGTCTTGATAGTCGTCATGCCATATCTCAATCTCATCTTCGCTGATTTCAAACTCTTCGCTTAACAATAGGATATTAACCGTTATGTCATCTACGTTGAAATCAAAGCTGGCGTAATGTATTCCCATAGATTTTTGTACGTCATGAAGCTTGATAAGATTTTCTTTCAGAACTTCTTTTGCTTTCTCAAAAGACTCAAGTGCTTTTCTGTAATCATACATAATTCGTTCCTCCTTACTTTACAAGTCCTTCGGGTACATAATCCATTCCGTATCTCTTAAACAAGGCTGTTACGCTATCCCAATTACATGCCTTCTTATCGCCTTCTGTGTTCTCAAAGAACTTCTTATCAGACGTTATCCGATAACCCTTCATGATGAGCTTTAATGCGTCCTTTTGGGCTTCGCTCGGTTTCTTGTTAGTCTTAGCACTCTTGGTAGGCAGAGCAACGAACTCGTCAATTGTCAATTCCTTCTTCTCTTCTTTCTTCGGAGCTTCTTTTTCAACCTTACCACCTTTGGCCACCTTTTTATTTGTCTCCTTCGCAACAGCCTTCTTACTCACGGCTGCTTTCTTAGGCTCGGACTTCTTTTCAGAAGTCGCTGCCTTGTCCGTTCTCTGTCCTTGCTTCTTATCGGCTGGGTTAGTTCTCCAATCGAATTTACCAGTAGCATATTCAGTCCAAACCCAAGTAGGGTGATTCGGGTGAACGTCTCCCACTTTGCGGGCAGTTTTAGCTGGTTTAGTTTCTTTCTTGACCTCTTCCTTCGCCTTTGGCTCTGCTTTCTTGCTATCAGCCTTCGGTGCCTTAGCAGGGGCAGCTTTCTTCGTTTCCTTCTTCTCGGTTTTTGCTTTAGGAGCTTTCTCAGCCTTTTTAGTTTCTTTGACTGCTTCCTCACAAGCCTTCTTTGCGTCTGCGAAGTTCTCCAAACGACTGGCAAGGATAGCTCTCAAATCTTCGTGTATATTCTCTGCGTTGAGAACTTTAGCCAATTCAAACTCGTTATCCCAATTGTTAAGGATATACGTTGCCAACTCCTTCGCTTCCTTTGCAGCAGGTCTTTTGCTCTTAGAAAGGTTAGCCATCTTCACGGCTTTCAATTCGTTCAACTTCAAGATACGCTCGTCCATTACAGGAGCATCGAAGTTATCAACTGCGTTGTTTACACTCTTGCTGTCTTCCACCTTTACGGTCTTTGCTTTCTTTGTTGCCATATTATTTGATTTATTTGATTGTAATTTTACTTCTTGTTCGTTATTAACTTTGCTATTTTCTACTTCATGAAGTCCAGCTTCTGTAAGTTCTCCATCGAAGTAACTGTCTCCATTAGATGTCAGCAACATACCTTTCTTAGCAAGGCTTCCAGTTGTCGCTGATACGCTTCGGATATTATTGCCTGTTTCTCTCGCTACGTCCTGAAGAATGAACTCAACTCCTGAATCACCTACCTTCTTTGCGTTAGCTACGATTGCTACCAAAACTTCTCTTTCGTTCTTTGTTAATTCTACTGCTTTCATGACTTTGATATTTTGATTGTTAAACTTATTTCGTTATCAATTACAGTACGAAGGTACGAACTTCTTGCGAAACGGCAAAACTTTTTACCAATTATTTTTGGAGAAATTTTAATTTTGGGCAATATTTAACTTTTATTTAGCAAAAGGTGTAGAATTTACCAATAAAGAAGCTCTGAACTTCACAGCCCAGAGCTTATTGGTAAAATATAAATCTTAGAATTGTAATTGCTCCTTTCAGAGCGGACAATATAACAAACCTTGCTTATTTACTCCCTCGTTTCTTTAACCAATTGTCCATTGCCTCCCCAAACAATTTATCCTTTACATATAAGAACTTCTCAAACAAGTCCGCTGCCTGAGAACGGTCATACAGCTTTGGATTAGCAAGACATTCTTTCAACGTCTTGTACTCGTCAAACTCTCCTCTCGTTTCTACGTTAGGAATATTGTCTTCAATGAATTTCTGAATGTCCATAATTAAATGCCTTTTACAATGATTTATTTCTTCGTCTTAACTTCCTTACCATACGGCTTGTTCTTATTCTTGTACTGCCCAGCTTTCGTTTTGCTCGGTGGTATCTTGTCTTTACCTCTTCCAGCGGAGCTTCGGTCAAACTCCTCCTCATCTTCCGCAACAGGTCTTTTCCTTTCGGCTTCCGCATCCCATCCAGCTGCTCTCGCTTCCATATCTTGCTTTTGCTTCCTTATCTTAGACAAGAACAAGTCTTTGACATTCGTAGCTGATGAGTGTTCGGCTTCGGTAACATCTTCTGCCTTGACGTCCATTACTTCCTTGCCCGCAGTACGCTCTATCATAGCAAAATCGTAGGCTGAGTTGGAAGGATAGCTCATTTCAGCAGCAGGGTCATAGTCTCCCGATATATCGACAAACTTAGCATAGTACGAATTATGCAACCCTGCTACTAACTTCTTCGGGTCATAGTTCATTCGGGCAGCAACCCTTCCCAAGATAATTTCTTTAAGGTTGATTGTCCGCAATATCTCTTTCTGAATATGGTTTTGTATTGTTACTTCGATATTGACATCAACTACTCCGTTTATATTGAGAATGTCTCCTTCAGCTTCCTTGCGAATTTGCTCCAAAGTACGAAGCATAGAGTTGTACGCATCTATTCCGTTCAACGCAACATACCTTGCTTTCATCTTACTATACATCCAAGCAAGCTCTTCCAGTCTTGGTCTCTTGTTATATAGTCTGACATCGGTTACTCGGTTTCGGAACTCCTCACGCTTTCTCTCAATCTCAACGATATGCTTCTTCAGTATTCCCTTGACATCATCCTCGTTGACAATTACTCCGTTATCCTCGCCCATTATCCGTACAACCTCGGCAACGGTAAACATTCTTCCAAGCAACTCAATAATATCTTCCTCAAAAGGACTGAGCTTGTATATAGCCAAGTCCTCCTTCTTTGCTCCTCCGTATCTCCCAGCTCTCCCATAAGCAAGAGACTTTGCGGTACTTATCTTTGCTCGCATCTGATTATACTTTCTCTTGAGCTCCAATATATCCTCTTGCTCTTTGGGACTGAGATGTTCTATGTATTTCTTCAACCTATGAGGCAGCATACCTATATTGATTTCATCACCTTCGCTACTTATATAGGTAGTGTTGCGAATAATAGGGTGTCTTTCCAAGGCAAGCATCTTCTTATACTCCTTTGGGTTTACAACATCCTCTGGTATAACCATTTGTTTCTTATCTTCCATCTTTAATTTGCGATTTACAATGTTTACCTATACTTATAATTGCGTATCAAGTCTTATCGGTTGCGTTTCGCTTCGGTTTCTTCCTTTTCTTCACTATACGCAATCTTTCCATACGTAGTACGCAAATAGGATATTGTTTGCCTTGGTCTGGGTAGTCGGATATTTTGGTCACCTTAAATTCTTTTATCTTATCTAAATATGACAATATCATACGCTTTCCCCTTAGTGAATAAATGAAGATACGAAAAGCGAATGGATTGTCTTCTCGTACCTCTACATTTTCATCTTTCAACATTAATATGTCTTCAAGCTCCTTCAGTGTCATTTCTTTCTACCTTTACAAATTCTAATACGGTTACATCTATTAGCAAACCAAGTTTCTTATATCCTCTGTATTTGTTCCTTGCCTCTCTTTTTACAAGATACTCTTGCCCTGCTACGGTTGTAACTCTACGATAATAGCCGAACTCCAATTCATCTTCTATTTCTTCACCGTTCTCAAACTTAGCAATGAACTTTGCCCGATATACGTTGAAGGTAGGCAAATATGGTATCATTTTTTTATCAGGTTATCTCGTTCCTCTTTACTTCCCGAATGTACGCAACGTATCGGGCAAACCTTACATATTGTAGTTCTTCCTTCTCCTACTTTTATAATTTCTTGAAAATGCCTACAATAATCTCCATTTTCAGGTTTCTTTGCTCCCAAAGTAGTTATTGCGTTTTTCAGTCTTGCTTCTCTTTCGTCCATATCAATATAAATCTTCACTTGTTAATACTCCTCCGATAATTTTATCAACCTGACCTGCGGCTCTTGCTATCTCCAATCCTTCTTCTCTTGTTACGAAACGTCCTTTGGAAGTATAAAAGCCTTGGTCATTCGGATTGCGTGATACTTCCTTTCCAAATCGGTGCATTATATCTGGATGTCTCCAACCCAATTCTATTTTGTAGATGTCTTGGTACTTTGGCCAATAAACTTTTTGACAGTCTCTCTCTTCTACTCTACGAATTGCCGAACAAAGCAAATACTCTGGTTTGTCAATAATAGGCTCGTTCAGAATATCCCGCAAATCATCTACGTCAATAACCGTTTCCCTGATAAAACGTATCAAGTCGCTTTCTCCTGCCTTATCCATTATTTTATCCCAATAGAGTTTCGCCATGAAGCTCCATCCTTGCTTACTCATCACTGGTATGTGATTGTCTTCTTTCTCTTCCTCCGTCCAGAGTTTTTCTCCAGTCTCGGAGTTTATAAGCTCCCAATGTGAATGTTCTCCATTGTCGGCAAAGCATTCTTTTATTATAGGTTGTTGCATATTAAAACCTCATCTTTCCTTTTCGTTGTTTCTTAATCGAAGTCAAATGGTAATTACCGCAGAACTCACACTTGTACCATTTCGTACCTCCTTTATGCTTCTTTTTAAGTAACTTTGTGGCTCGTTCCGCATCCTCTGCCGTTGGATAAGATAGTTTGCCTGTATGACAAGTCGTTGGTACTTGTTTAATCTTTACTTTCGGCTTGCTTTTATCAACAATCGGCTCGGATAGCGGAAAGACTGGCTCACCCAGTATCTTATCTTTGTCAAGTTTCTTCATATTACCATATACTCAATACTTTGAGATTATTTTGTATATATTGATTAGCTTCTTCCCAGTCCTCGCAACTTTCGTATCGGAGACGGTTGAACGCTTCTCTCAATTGTTTCTTATATTCTTGGTAAGCAAGACGATTGATATTGGTATCGTACCTGAATTCAAAGTCGTTCATCTTGCTTACCAAACTCTTTACTATATCAAGAGTTGATGTTGTCGTAACACAAATTTCCATAGATAGCTTTAACTTTTGGAATACCATTTATTTTGCGTATATAATGATGACCATCATCGCAATACTCAATCTTTTCTCCTTCTTTCTCCAATAACTCGGCAGCCCATTCATTCGGGTGAGGCTCCATACCATGCTTTATCAACCAATGCTCTATTACATCGCTCGCTTCGCACCAATATCTTTCAGCCTTATCGGATAAACAATTCAAAAGAATTTCAAGCAACGCTTTCTTTCCCTCCTTTGTTCCATCGCAACCGCACATTATGACTTTCTTACCAACGTGGGTATCTTTGTGTATCATTACGCATTTAAGATTACCATTTTGTAGGCACGTATGCCACGTTGTTTTATCCTTTGATAATAAGTCTAACGGTTTATAAAGAAAACCGCCCGCAACGCTCCTATATGAGAACGCAAGCAAATTATAAACGTCCTTCAAAGCGTTTTCTTTCGTAGCTCGGTCTGAGAAGGTTGTCAGCTTCATCGCTGCCCCCCCCCCTTGCTATCTAAAATCTCCAAAAATTCATCTTTTTTAACAAGATAATGTTCTTCATCTTTTGCTAATGGCCAAGCTTGTTTGAATAAATAAACAAACTCTTTATCAACAATTACTTCATCTTCCTTTAATCTATGAATTGTTTCAAGCCTTGGATGATTATGAAGTCGGTGAGGTCTTTTGGCTGGAATGAACTCTATGCTTGCTTGAGGGTCAATTGCCGTTATCGGTTGAGCACTTCTCGCCCACTTATCCCATTCTGCTTTGAACTCCTCAAGTTTCTCCTTCGATAAGGAAGGAAGTTTCAAAATAGCAACTCCATTCATGTCAGGCTCCTGAATATGAGGCCAAATGTTACAACGTCTCAAGAACTCTTCAACCTCCTTTTGATTAGCAGGTTGCCATTGTTCTCCCATGTCGTCTATTATTACGCAAGAAGGTCTCAAACCGTCCAAATCTCTTGGCAATACAGGTTCATTCAAATACTCTCTTCGGAACTCGTCAGGAGACTTTGAACGTTTCATCTTTTCTTCAAAACTATCTATTGGGTAAATACCTTTTTGAGCCCATCCTATTTGTCTTTCAAGTGCTGCCTCGGACATTTGTTTATAGGCTCTTTTCTTTTCTCGGTATATATTGTTGATAAGACGTTTTGTCCATTTATTCAATTTAACTCCTTCTTTGAGTTTAACTCTCCAAACTGGCGGAATTACATAAGCAGCTGTTTGTTCTATACAATCAACCTTGCATAACTCTTTCTTGAGCTTCCTTGGTACTTTCGATTTCTTCATGGCATAAATTCTTGAGGAATTATTAAATTAGCAGGAAGGAATTGTTCACTTGCTTTCTCCGTCCTTTCTTCTTCGATAACCTGCCAAAACAATTCTTTGACATCCTCAATATCCCAACCAGCAATTCCGCATCCTATCTTGGTAAGGTAGAATGTAAGATTTTGGTTCATCAGAACATAGCTTACAAATTCGGCAATATTCTTTTTCAATTCCGTTCTTGTAATCTTTCCCAACTTGCTATCCAAAGTCGGAATAGCATACGACTGACCGTGATGACCTTTGCCTTCTCCCCAGAATGCTCCAAATTTATGATAAGCTACGTTTGCAGCTCCTCCCATGTGAAGTCCTCCTTCGTTACTCCCGAATACAAAAACTTCATTTTCTTGAAGCTCCGTAATAGCTTCTGGTGTGTACTTTCTTTGATACATAATTTACAATTTATTGTTAATACTTTTATAAGTAACTTTGTAAAAAGAAAAGGAGAATGCCGCAACACCCTCCTTCACTCAATAAACATCAAGAATATGGAAAATAATCAAACTCCGAATTTACGATATATCGTTTCAAGAGTTTGGTCAATGGATGCTTGTGCGGATTGTAGGTCATACGTCTCGGAGCTTGAATTGATTTGTTGCACTCTTACAGCGGCATCTGATAAGGCTCCTGACATATCTGAAATAATCTTTCTATTGCTCACCCTTTGCTTCATGTCGGGCATCATTACAAGATAGTCGGCTGTATAAGCCACTCCACCCGATACTTTGGTTACAGTTCCGTCAGAATTTACATTCTTAGAAACTACCAATTCAACGTCAGAAGGACTCATTGCTGTCGCATTCTCTTCTCCTACTTCGGTGACTTTATATTCAGCTACCAACTTTCCCATAGATACGGCTACAATATCCATATCTACTTCAAGAATAGCTGGAATGAACTTGTATTCAAAGTCCGTTTGCTCTCTTGTAAACGGCTCAACATTCGGGTCATCTACTTCGGCTGCTCTCTTATATTGAACGGCTTCAACCCATTGTCCGTTCAGAGTTGATTTCATCTTCGTGAAACCTACAACGACATATTCATTGCCCTTGTAATAATAGTGTTTATCCTTTGCTACCATATTTCTTTATCGCAAATTGTTTATACTCTTCAAGTTCAACGCACTCGGCATTCGATAACTTGCGCCATTTGCCGATATGCAAACATTCATACTCCTTCCTTTCAGGCTGATGTGACCAAGAAGGAGTTTCAATTTCCATTTCATACTTGACCAGCTCCCAATCGCTATCTTTATAGAATGGATTGATACTTATCAAGTATTTCATTTTCTTGATATCAAGAAGTGTATTGCCTCTCCAAGCATACTCTGGCCAACAAGACGTTGATAGTCCATTATCATGACTCGGAGAAACGATATGCTGAATGTATTCATATCCTTCTTGTTCCTTTCTCTTCCTTCTGAAAAGATAGAACGTGTCTTTGGGCTTTGCTGGTTTATCCATTACTTTTTACATTTATCAGGTTTCTTGCCTTTGTCGCCTTTCTTATCTACTTTGGGAACTGGTATGAACTTTCTCGGAGCTTTACCAATATCCTCTTTTCCTTTGTTGAACTCATCATCGTGAGCTTTCTTTCCAATATCTTCCATAATGTTTCTATTTTTGAATAATAACTCTGTCTTTGATGTCTTGGTTGAAAGTATTTCCCCAAACATATATTAGTTCTTTCTTTGCTCTTGTTATAGCTACATATTTCAAGTTAGCTTCTTGCTCGTACTGCCAAGGTTGAGTACAGGATTGCCTTGCAAATCGTACACTTCATCTGCAAAATAACAATACTCAA